TCGTCGAATGGCTTGAGTGCCTCGACGCACGGAAGGTTCTTGGACACATACTGCTCTGGCATGTCGCCCTGACCTTTCTCCCTCATGCCCCTGACGAACTTCTTGATGTCCTTGACCTTCATATCCCTGAGAAGGTCTCGGACAAGATGGATGGCGTACTCCTCCTTGGCTGGGTCCATGATGGCATTAATCAGTTTTCCGAACTGGCCGTCTGGGTTTCCTTCCTGAATCTCCTGCTGTGCCATCTGTTGTAGTTCGTCCATGGTCATGCTCTGAATCCTGACGGACATCTGTTGCTCCCAAGTAACCTGAACTACGGACCAACCATAGGTCAGGGCGTAATCTGCGGCGAGTTCCGCCTCCCTGTGCAGTTCGTTCTTAATCTTGGTTTCTACCAGCCAACGCATCAGGTTGGTGGCCGACGCCGCCGCCATGGTGTCATTGATTTCGGTTCCTCCGACCTTAAGCGTGCAACCCTTGAAGGAGGTTAGAAGGAGTGCCTTCTGGTCGTTGATAAGCCTGTCAACGAGCCTTACACGGACATCCGACGCTCCTTCGAACGGGAATGCTGGGTCGCCCTCTGGCCTAGCCCAAGAATGCTTTTTGCCGTCTTCAGTCTGGCCAGCCCAACGGGCAAGCCTGATGTCGTCGGCGTAGTTCATCTTAGACACCATGGTGCCCATGTAGGCGGAGCGTTCATACTCCTCCAGAAGAAGTTGGATGTCTGGCTTATCCTTATGGAAGGCCAGTTTATCGCTGTGAGGATTAGGGCTTTTGAATTTCATTAGAGTTTTGCTTGATAAATTCGAGGATGCTATCCCTGTAAATCATGTGCTGACCGCCAAGCGTCTTAAACGTTTTGATGCGTCCAGAGCGACGAAGCCTCAGGATAGTGGACTTAGAAATGTTCAGGAGTCTTGAAGCGTCAGCGAGCCTGAGAAGGGGTGGGGTGTCTTTGGGTAGTTCCATTTTAGTAAGAGCCTCCTCCGAATGCACGATAAGAGTCGGAGCCGCCATATTGCGGGTCCATGACGGCTAGATACCTCAATGCGTCGATTGGGTCCTTGCTTGCACCCTTTTCGGCGTCTAGCCCAGTCCACTCACGCAGACACCATATCAGGTTGTGGCAGTTTTCGGAGATGTAAAGTTTCGGCTGGTTGACCGCACTGATTGGCTGATTCGGGTCGTAAGAGAACCAGTCGTTGATGATGGAGATGCCTTCTTCGAGCCTCAGTCCCGCCGCTGGCGTGAAAAACATGGGGAACTCGCCATCGTCAAGCAGTTGTATGAGCGTTGTTCCGCCCTCCTTCTGGATGATTGTAGTTCCGCCTGCACGTGGGTCGATAAACCTGTCGGCAATCTCTTCTTCGTCTTCTAAATTCAAAATGTGGGCCTTGATTTCGTCCAATCCCATTCCAGCACCCTGCCTTTGTGCGGGGCCAGCCTTTCCGTCGTGCTTGTCTCCAGCCATGGCCCACTCGCCCATGCTAATGTCTGGCCATTCACGATAGACGAACTTGTTTCCGTATTCATCGACACGCATCCAAATCATGAACCAGTTTCTTGCACCAGCAGGGTCAACTGCCATGTAGTTTGTGCCTTCTTCTGGGATTTGGTCGTCTGGGATGATATTCGGCTCTCCGAATCTTGGGAACTGAGAGCCAGAAAGAGACTCAGCCCACCCATAGGCACGAATTTTTACCTCATACGGGCCACGACCACGAAGTGCTAACTTAATCTGCTCAAACGGGGAATACCTGTTGAGTTCGGAGTGGAACCAGATGACCCCAGCCGCACCCTTTAAGCATTTCGCCGTGTATGGCATGTGCCCAAGCGGAATGCTTGGAACGTTTTGCGTGTCTGGAAGGAGCGTGGCAGGCAAAGTTTTCTTAATCCTGCACCCAGCGACGTAATCCTTCACGACTGGAGTGAAACCAGTGATGGGAGTGAAGGTGATAATCATCTTTCCGCTTCGAGTAGCCAGTCGGTACCTGAGCGTTTCGACCCAATCTGGCGGAACTAGTTCGTCGCACCAAATAAGGTCTGGCTCGCCACCTTCGATGACCTTTTTCTCCTGACCATAGTTCATGAAGAAGATTTGAGACCTATTCGGCAGTACGAATGTAGCATCAGTAAACCCGTTTTTCTGGGAATACTGGATGTTGGTCACTTTGGTCTTCTTGGCGTTCTTGAACTCTGGTGGCATGTACTTCCAAATGACCGCCTGTTGCATCTGAATGGAAGTTTGAGACGTAGTATGGAGGCACCAAACCCTGCTTTCTGGCCTAGTGCACAGAAGTTGCATTACTCTCTTGGCGGCGTATTCGGTCTTTCCAGCACGATTGCCACCCATGATGAGCAATTCGGTGCCAGACATGAGAATCTCATCTGCATCAGCCCAGCAGTCTGGCTCGTAGCCGTGCCTGTACGGGTCAACTTCCTCTGCCTTAATCTTTTCCTCACGTCGCTTTAGGATTTCAGCGGTGGCCTCTGGACCAAGTTCACGTGCGATACGCAAAACCTCTTCCTCGGTTGGAAGATGAATGACTGGATGCTTGGTCAATTCGACGCCAGCGACTGTGACTCGCTCAAATGCCATGCTATGCGTCCATGTTCGGGATTAATCCCGTGCCGATAGATTCTTGCAGAGATGACTGCGATAGGCCACCCTGCGAAGATATGGTGATTGGCCTGAACGGACCACAGACCTGAGGAAGGTGGGTGTTCATTGGAAATGCGGAAGTAAACTTTGCCGAACAGGCGTCCTGCATCACCTTGCTCCTAAATTGCATCGTGGCGTAATTGGCTCCAGATGCGTTTGAAATTCCAAACTGCATGCTCCGACCCCTACCGCCCCCACCGCCTTCACCGCCTACGCTTTGCGTATGCCTCGGCTTCTTGTCTGGGTTCTGTTGCTCCTTCCGCTTCCTAGCGTCCCAGTATTCCTTGAGTTGCTCCTTCTGCCTGTCGCCTTCTGAAAGAAGGCGACGAGAATTTTTATTACTGTCTTCTGCTATCTGGGACCAATGCTTTCCGCCCCAATAGCCTACCCTAGTCTCGAATTTCTTCTCGGCTCTAGTGTCGGAAAACTTGCCCTCAAGGTTTAAGCGTCCAACAAGCCCACTCTCGGCCTTTGAAGGGTCAAGAGCAGGGTTGCCCGAGGTCGGGACTATGACCTCGTTATCATCCAATTACTTGGCGTTACGCTGGGATTCCTTGTGCTTGCTCCAATAGGAGTGGGCACCCATGGCGGTGGTGGCGGCACCGACGCCGATGGCACCACCAGTGACGGCACCACGATTGAAGTTCTTCTTGTCTCGACGCTTCATGATGTCGTCGTGGCCCTTGCGGAGTTTCCACTGACGCTCGTCATACATGGTAGCCTTGCCGTCTGGGCCGATGCCACGATTTGGCGGATAGAGGTCAACGCCGCTGACGGAGCCCTGCTCCTTCACCTTATTGACGATGCCCTCGTTGAACTTAGCCCTCTGGTGCTTACCTTTGAATGCCAGAGACTTTTTTTCGTTGGCGGGGGACATGTACTTGGTCTTCTTCTGCTTGGGCACCTTGATGTTTTCCTTCGCCCACTTCTTCAAGTTGAAGGGATTCGGGTTCGTGCCCTTGCCAGACTCTTCTGGCGTCGGCTTACGCATGCGATTCCTGTTCTTAGCAACTTCGTTGCGGACGAACTTGGAGTCGGAGACCTGACTGCCGATTCGGTATTTTACTTTGATGTTTTTAGCCATTTGGTTTGGTGGATTGAAAGTTAGAAGCCGTTAGCCCTGTTCTTGTTCTTGTGCATGGACCAGACGGATTGGCCGTGCATGCCAGTCTGGACGCCTTCGATGTAGGCTTCAGTCTGCATACGCTTTGGCGTGCCGTGTTTGGCGTCGTATCGGGATGCACCGATGCGGAGTTTCTTCGGGCTGACCATCTGGCCCTTGAAAGCGTCAGTTACGGCCTTTGGGCCCTGAGTTGCCATAGCCCTCTTGGAGACGTGGGCAGAGCCCTGTCGATAACCGCCGACGAGTTCAAAACTCTTCTCGGCATTGCGGGTCTTCATCCGCTGGCCAGCGATGACAGTCGTGTCGGACTTTTTCTTTTCGGCGGCGACAGGAGATGAATCTGCCTTGGGCCTATTCATCTTGGAATAAGCCGTCCTCAATTTGCGACTGATGTTCTTAGCCATGGCTTTTTATCTTGGCGGCGGTTAGCAACGCTTACCGCCACGGACTGGCTTGTTCATCTTGGACTTATTCTTACGAGTGCTCTTGCTCATTGGGCTTGGTTCGATTGAGGGTGGTAAAGAGTTTCTCCTTACTGACTGGACGTTGCAAGCAGATAAGTGAATTCCCCCTACGGGTAACGACCACCTGTGCTCCTCGATAGAAAAGGCCAGAGTTGGCCGTCTGTACCATGACTGGCTTATCGGCCCCCTCTGGAAGCACCGACATCAGTCGCTTGTTAGGGAAGTCGCATCTGACCACCTTAGCGGGAAATGTAGATGCGTCGATTTCGGCTGGCTTGGACTGTCCGACGCCAAAGCGTGCCAAAACAGCCTTAAGGCCTTCCTCTGTGAAAGCGACAGGACACAGGGTTGACGGCTTCCCGCCAGAACGCTCTCGGAACCACATCTTGCCCTCTTCGAGGGTTCTGCGGAAATCTTGGAGTTCGGCCTTCGGGATGCCATAGGTGGCGATTACGATTTGTTCACGCATTGGAGAGGGTTTGCCTGAGTTGGTCGCAATAGGCGTTATCGACCCAATTGCATGGTTTGACCCAGAATCCGACAAATGGCTTATCCGTCCTGAACTTGAGGACCTTGCCAAAAACCACCTGAGAGTCGTCATGCCAGTATCCGCACTTGGTCAGGGCATCGCAGACCGACTTGCTCAAATTGTCGAAATCGGGCTTGGTCGTCATGGCGGTACTCTTGCCCTTGTCAGACTGAATGAGTGGAAAACCGAAATAGAGCGTAAGTTCCAGTGGACCCGTGTAAGGCTTGTCTGGAGCCTTATCCTTGGCTAAATGCTCAAAACGCTCAATCCACTGCTTTACGTCGCTCTTGGCGTACTTACCCACGAATGGCTTCCCGCCCTTGCGGTGGATGATTCTGAGGGCAGACTGGTGCGTGCTCTTGATGGGGGTGATTTCGAGCATGCATTTACGCTCGAAGTAGTTAGGCTGGTTCTCCATTGACCCGATACTCACTTCGGACCAATTTGGGTCAATGGAAAACGAACGCCTAGACACCAACCCCTCGTCAGACCACAACGCAAGCCGAATTGACCCCGCCCGACGTGAGGCCGTGCAGGAAGCCCTCAGGGCAGGCACCCCAATCCTTGAAATCGCCAAGGAGCACAAGATGTCCCCAAACAACGTCATGGCCATCAAGCGGGAGATGCCCGAGTCCACTGGACTTAGGGATGAATTTAAATCGGTCACTGTCCGCAACCTTAAGAACTTCGTCCAACAGGCCTCCCACAAACTGGTGGCCGAACTGGACAACCTTCACGTCTCCCAGATACCCATCGCCATGGGCATCGCCATCGACAAGATTCAGTCCCTACAGGACCAACCGACGGCTGTCGTAGAACACCGATTTAGCATCACCCACGACACCATCAATAAACTGTTGAAGGAAAAGGGGGAGGGTCTCAAAAAGGCCAAAGAAGTAATCCTTGACGCCGAGGTAGTCGTCGATAAACCTAAGTCTACGTCAGCGTTCCTTGAGTGGTCGAAAGACCCGAAGAAGAGTCTTTTTGGGGATAAGGGGGATGTCTCCTAACCCGTCTGGATATCTGGAAAATCTCAACGTTCGACCCCCCCCGCCCCCTTCGAAACCATTAGGAGGGGATACAGCGGGTTTCGCAAAATAGTCATTATGTCTAATCAAGGTCAGTTGGGGTGATGTGTATGCACAAAATGCGTACCAAACACACCAAGTGACGTAGAGGGGGCTTGACTAGGCTATCTTTCTTTCAGAATTACCATCAGCCATGCGACGCATTTAATCCTAGGCTAATCAATCAATCAGGCCGATTATCACTGTCTACTGGCTTAGTCTTAGCACCAATCGGTAAGCCAATAGTCGATACACGCCACAATTCGGTAATGGGGACTAGGATGACTGTGGATTGGTCATCATCTCCTCCTTGGACCACTCTAGAGCCAGCATAGCCCTTGGTTGTGATGCATATCCTTAGGAACTGCTTAAGGTCATCAACTGACCATATGAAGCCCATGTGTGTGGTCTCACCCAACTTGAACAGGTGTATCCAATAGTCTGATGCAGTGATGGCTATGCCTGATGCCTTGCCTCTGCATCTGTATTCGAAGCACGCATTGCCTGTGGTAGCCCAAGTATCACGCTCTGTCTTCACCTCTACCTTGGCTTGGTCTGTTCCAAGCCACGTGAGCCAACGTTCGCCTGCCTGACCATACTGTAGGTCGATATCGAACTTGGCTCTGTCCTTGCTCATCGTGTGTAGAGTGTTGGACGGCCATAGAGCCTGACTGAGTTGGTGTGGTCAAACAACAAATTGGAGTATCGCACGCCTGTCTCGTACTTACGCTTGGCCATGTACCTGCTGTAGCCGATAGATGTGAGGAACGAATAGGGCTTGGTCATATCGGGGATGAGCATGATGGCATCATGTGGTATCTGATATGGCTTGAGATTACGCATACGTGGTATCTTGGCTATGATGCTAGGCCCAAGGGAATAGCACGCATACAGCACGCTTGGATGTGGGCTATGCCTGTGATGCCTGATGAACTCAGCATTGATAGCATTCAACAGATAGTAGGCATACTCCTCTGATGCGTAGCGATTGTGGGCACTGTGATAAGTGAACTGAGGCAAGCCATCCTTGGCACGCATGGCCGTAATGTCATTCCACGCACTCTGGTGTATCTGAAATCTACCTAAGGCTGGACCATCGCTTGAGCGTCTATCACCAACGGCCAAATCATCATTGCCTGATTCAATCAGAGATAGTGCGGACGTGAGTGCACGTCTATCGTCGTAGATTAACATTCGCTTGCTCTGGCTCTGATTCATCGCACACAACTGGGTCATGGCCAAGAACAACAAAGCGGGTAAACGTAAGGAGAAGAATGCAAAGCGTGCGTCGCTCATACCTGAGGCATGGTGGACTGGATTCATGGAACGAGTAAAGGAAAGATACGATGGTGAGTTCGAGGCCGTGATGCTGGAGCCACGTGAATACCTTGACCACGCAGTGCAAGACGTCGTGCGTGACGTAACTGACGGCTCATTCCATGTGGTGTACTCATATCCTCTGCTGGTGAAGTGGACTGCACTCTCGATGATTTACGACAACTCTCGCCATCATGTGTGGGCTGATGTAGTTGAAGAATACATACAAGATAAGGAAGGCATGAAGTCAGCCGCCGAAGAGTTCGTCGAGTACAACACAATGCGTTCAATCCCCTACATGGGCGTCAACAGGCCTATGATTCAGGCTGAAAGTGAAGATTATAGGTAAATGGATTACGTTGATTATCAACGACTTACGATGAATCTGGACGAAATATACATTATGTTGTTGCACGCACGTATCTACGTTCCATTGTGGGTTATGTCGGTGCTAGCCACTGACGACTGAAGTGTTGTAACAACCGAACAGGCCAAAAGCCTCGGTACCATGCCCCTTATGGCTAGGGGCGATGAAAGTAACCAAACTTTCCTTCAGTTCCCTCTTTACAATCAATCAACAGTTCGTACATCAGATACCAACAACCAATCACCGCCCTCACGGGCACAACCAACAAACAACCAACATGAACAAGTACCAAATCGGCACCCTCTGGGTCGTCGCCCTCGTCATCGACATCGCCATTCTCGTGGCTCTATGCGTGACCATCGGCCTCGTCTGGTAAGTGCCAGCCCCTTCGGGGGCATTACTTTCCCAACCACAAACAACCACATGAACAACCAAATCAAGAACATCAAGGGCATCAAGCGTGCTCGCAAGGCCAAGGCCCTCAAGTCTGAAGCCATCTGCGTACTCACGATTGCCACGACCAAGGCTAACAGCGACGCCCACAAGGAGCGAATCGAGGAACTCCGTTCCCGACTCGACCGAGTGAAGTCCGAAGCCGACAAGCGTGGATATCGCTTCGTCAAGACCGAGTGGGCTACGTCCCTCATCGAGGACGAACTCGCCAAACTGGAGAAGCGATTCGGCATCTAATGTTCTAGCCCCTTCGGGGGCACCAATTTACAGCCAGTATCTCAAAGGTAGAGTCTATGCATGGGGTGCATAGTGTTGCAGGTTCGAGTCCTGTCTGGCTGACCATTTCCTAACCCAAAGTAAAACAACCAAATAAAAACAACCATGAGTAAAATCAACATCATCGACACGCTCTGCACCTCCGTGCAGGGGCTCAGTGTTCAGGCCTATACCTCTGAAGAGGGATGGAGCAAAGACCACGTTCACCAACGTGCTGTCATTGACGAATCCCACGCCAAGTATGCCGAACTCAAGTCCCTCAGGGATAAGAAGCGTATCGCACTGGAATCCATCGACCTCGTTCTCAGAGCGTGGCTCGAAGGCAACGAAGGATTCGAACGAATCCAGCGTGAAGCCTACAACTACACCCAGTACCTGAATCGCATCGCACACGACAACTACGAAGGCGTCGAGTGGAAGCACATTGAAGACGTCGGAATCCGCAAGGCCTTCCGTTCCGCCTTCAAGTCCTTCGCCAAGAGCAATCAGGCCGTCCTGTACAGGCTGTACAACACCAAGATTCAGGAACTTGAAAACGACATCGGCGACGAGGCCATCAAGGCCGTCGGCAAGCACGTCGATGAGCAGGTCAACGTAGTTAAAAACAAGATACACGACAAGATGGCCAAGGCCATCCGTGAATCTGGCAACTACGCCTCTGTCGAAGTCGAAGGGCTCCACAGGAACCACAAGTCCCAAATCTGCTACACGATTCTCCATAACGACTTCCTCATGACCCATGAGGACTTGGAAGAGCGTAACAAGCGGGGCAAGGACAAGGTTGCTCACCAGAACTTCGTCATCGCCGTAGAGTTCGAAGCCGACGGGCGTAACAACTACGCCTCTGGAGACAAGGACTCGCACGTGAAGCAGGTGGCTGTCGGCCACATCAAGTCCTACGAAGAGGACGGCAAGACCCTTCGATACTTCGTGGAAGAAGACTACGTGTACATCCGCAGTGGCGGTAGCAGTCTGAACTTCCAGTCCAAGGATTCCCGTCAAATCAAGCGTCTCAAGTTGCTCCTCTCCTGCGTCATGGAAATGGCCGAAATCGAGAACAACGCCGTCTGGGCTCGCCGTGACTGGCTCTCTCAAGTCCACTGCATCTAACCATCATGTCCGACCTCAACATCAACGACGCCGACTTCCTCAAGTCCCTCAAGTCCCACAAGGACTTGGTACGGGACGGGGAACACGCAAGACAGGGCCACCATCAATTCAAGGAGCCCAAGGCAAACCACCGCAAAGACATGAAGCGTAGCATCGCCATCTCCATCGACGAATCCCAATTCCAAATCCTTGTGGATTACGCACGTGAGAAGAACTGCTCGATTTCTGCGGCCTGCAAGATGTACTTCCAAGAACTCATCAACAACCAAATCAAAATCAAAAATGGCCAAGCGTAAATCTGAGTCCGCCTTCAAGAGCACGACACGTCGCTCGTACAAGCGTGATGGCAAGACGTACTACGTCTCTCACTCACACAAAGACCTTCAGCACAACGTCGCCCAACTCAACTGGGGCGTGAGTGACAGTGATGAATGGGTCGCACGTGCGAGCAAGGCCGACGAGTACATCACCGAACTGGTGAACTACACGTACATGAAGCACGGATTCAAAATCAGCCGTCGCAAACTCTTCATGAAATTGTTTGAAGATTTCATGGACAAGAATCCCATCCCCAAGACAATCTAACACATCGGGCAGTATCTCAATTGGTAGAGTCCCTGCTTTGGGAGCAGGGTGTTGCAGGTTCAAGTCCTGTCTGCCCGACCACTTTCCACCCACACACAATACAACCATGAGTAACATCAACAAATCCGAGGCCCGTGCTCTCTACAAAGCACGTGTCATCAACCACCGCAACGGCGTCGCCAAAATCGTCCGTGAGCAGAACGCACATCGCTTCAGCGTGAAGTCCGTTCCCCTGTTCACCGAAGATGGAGTCCCCGCCAACGCATGGGGCAACGTCCGTGAGGACAGCAACGTCGTCATCGGCGTCACGTCCGAGCGATACGGCATCCTCCAGAATAACGAACTGGAAGACGTCATCCTCAACGGCCTGAAGGGACGCAACCTCCAGCCCACCGAAACCGAAGGCATCGTCGCTTCGCACGGCTCCCGTGTGCACGTCCGCTATGACTTCCGTGACGAGGCTTTCGAGGTGCCCACCAGCAAGCGTGGAGACATCATCTGCCTCCGCCTTATCACGCACAACTCGTTCAACGGCTCGTCTCCTGCGTCCGTGTCCGTCGGTGCCGTGCGTCTCGTATGCACGAATGGCATGACGTCCTTCAGCGAAGAACTCACGCTCACCAGCAAGCACAACAGCAGTATCCGTCCTGAGTTCGCCCTTGGCGTGCTCGACAGTGCCATCGCCCAGTGGGACGCCCTCAAGCGTCAGACCAGCGTGCTGGCCAGTAAGCGGATTTCGGATACGCAGGGATTCAACGCCATCGAGAATCTCGTCGGGCGTGGTCTCATCGGAGACCATGTAGGCAAGCGTGTCCTCGAACGCTGGAAGTCTCCTTCCTTCGAGCACGACTCCGAACGTTCGATGTGGAACCTGTACAATGCGTTCACGGAAGTGTTCACGCACGATGCCAGCATCCACAAATACGAATCCAACGAGCGTAAGTCTGGCCGTATCCTCAGTGCCCTGTACACTGCTTCCGAGCACGAAGACTCTGGCATCAGGTTGCTGGACAGCATCGACCAAGCCTACAACTAATGGCCGTTCGCTCCAATCGTCCCGCCACTGAACAGGTCAATGCCGACCTGTCCGCCGACCTCATCCGTCGGCGTCAGTGGCAGGCGGTCAGGTTCCTGCACTATGCGTGCAAGGACTTGGACTGCGTATCGGACAAGAATCTCGCCACTCGAATCAAAGCAAAGATTCAGATTGCAATCGACGAACTCGAACTGAACATCCGAACGAACAACCATGAGTCATCTCAAGAATCTATCTGAGTGTGAGGCCAGCCTCACGCTTCACAGGGTCGTGCTACGTCCCGACCTCAGCGAACAGGAGTATCGCTCCCTCGACGCCATCAACCAGTCGTACCTCAAGCGTGTCCACACGCACGGCGTAGCACACGCCGAGGCCGACAAGAACAGCAAGGTGCAGAAGTCCAAGGCTCTCCTCATCGGTAGCCTGTACCACTGCCTCACGCTGGAGCCTGATGAAGTCCACAAGCGATACCTCCGTGCTCCCAACGTCGATAGACGCACCAAGTACGGCAAGGAGGTGCACGCCGAATTCGAGCAGTCATCCAATGGCCTCGAAGTGGTCAAGGGTGATGACTGGGATGTGGCCGAGGCTATGTCCAAGTCCGCTTTTGAAATCGTCAAGTCACGCTTCGACAGGCCCGAAGTCATGTACGAGATTGCCTTCACTGGCGTCGCCAAGGTTGATTACAAATGGGAGGGCAAATTGTACTCCTTCCCTTTCAACCTCAAAGGCAAACTCGACCTGCTCACCACGCCTTGGAAATCCAAGAAGGAACAGGAGATTGAAATCCTCGACCTGAAATCCATGGCCAGCCTGTCCGACAGCGACGTTATTGCGTCCGCACGTGGCAGTTGCTGGGGCATTCAGTCTGCCTTCTACAGCGACTGCGTGCGTGAGGCATTGGGCACCATGCCCAAGTTCACCTACGTATGCTCCGAGAAGGAGGAGCCCAACCTGAGCCGTGAGTTCGTCGTCGCACCCGAGATGATTGAGCGTGGCCGTCATACATACCTGCGTTCGCTTGTGCAAATCGCCGAGTGGAGCAGGAACGGGAAACCCATGGACTACGGCTACGTCGGAGTCACTGAACTCAATGCCTGAGGACTTCCCATTCAAAGGCGTCTGGATACCTGCCAAGGTGTTCAGGGACTCTAGACTCACGCAGTCTGACAAGTTCCTGTGGTCTATCGTGCACATCCTCTCCAATGCCAAGGGCTGTTTCGCCACACGTGAGACGCTCGCCAACTACCTCGATATGTCCGAAAGGAATGTCCAGTATGGCATCGGCAGGTTAGTGGAATGTGGATACGTCAGGCGTGCCAAGGACGGCACCATCTGGGATATCCTCACGCTCGCCCTTGAGGGTGAAGCCGATTGCACCCAAGGGGTGAAAGAAATTTCGCTTGAGGGGTGCAAAGAACTTCACCCATATGGATACAAGGATATGGATAAGAAAGATAAACGGGCGGAGCCCGAACTGGATGATTCCTTTATCCGTTCAGACGAGAGCCTCAGTGCCGTCTGGGACAGTTACATCAAGTGGCGTAAAGCCAACCGCAAGACAGCCAACGTAGCCTACGTCAATCGCTGGAACGAGGAACTCAAGGAGTGGGGCGTCGCCGATGCCGTCTCCGCAGTCACCACGTCCCTGCTCAATGGCTATCAGGGCATCTTCAGACCCAAGACCAAGGGAGCCTTCCAGCAGTACATCAACAAACAAGCCAAGAGCACCGATGACCACGCCAAAGGATTCTAACGCACCTCTGTGCCGTAACTTCAACTGCAACAACACGTGCCACGTGCGTGAGTTCGGCGAGGGCGGTGTAGCCATCTACGAGACGCTGTGCACGCCCTGCATGGTGCACTGGAACAAGATGGTCATGTCCGTAGGTATGCCCAAGGAGCCCAAGCCTGAGACTCCCATGCCTGCCCTGTTCGAGGATACCGAGCCTGAGCGTATCGGAGAGCCTTTGAGCCAGTTCGCCGTCGCATGGCAACCTAGTGGCAAAGGCCTGCTCATCCACGGCTCCACACGTAAGGGAAAGACACGTACGGCTTGGTACATCGCCAACAGGCTTTGGAAGACCGACAAGTACAAGAACAAGTATCTGTTCCTTACCATGTTCGAACTCGAAGCACGAATCGCATCGTCGTGGGGCAATAGCACATGGGACAAGACCATGCTCCACATGACCAACGTGCCTCTCCTGTTTCTCGATGACCTCGGCAAGGAGAAGATGACTGACCGCATGGCATCATGCCTCTTTGCCCTCGTTGACCAGCGTACGATGCACCAGCGTCCTACCATCATCACGACCAACCTTACGGGCGAGACCTTGCTGGAGCGATTCCATGACAAGGAGACTGGGGCGGCCTTTGTCGCACGTCTCAAAGACCCAGACCTATTCCAGAGGGTCGCCGCAAAATGAGCGACAAGACTATCAAGATGATTATGTGGTCGATGTTCCTCTCGGGACTTTCTCTCGGCATTACGATTGCCACGGCGATTCACGAGTTCCGCAAATGAAAGTCCAACTCTACATCGACCCAGCGAACATGTTGTCCAAGGTTCCGTATCAGGTTCCTAATAACATACACTACGTCAGGTATCAGGATTTCTTGGACGCACAGACTCAGCCAGATGCGTTGACTGCATACTTGTACGCCGCCGAACTAGCCAAGGATGACATCAAGAAACTCAAGGCAGAGGTTAAGCGACTGACCGAAGACAACGAGCAACTCCAAAACCGAATCGACTTCTTGGAAGGCAAGGGAGCATGAGCCAGAAGCGTAGGCCCGAAAGACTGAAGCCCAGCCTCAAACTGCTGACGCCTCACGAACAGAAAATCGTTAAGAACGTCGGCCAACAAGTGGCCGATATGTGGAAGCACCTGTTCTCTCTGAACAAGTGGACGCCACAAGAAATTCCAAAAAAAGTTATTGCATCGAAGAAGACCAACACCAGATTACCCACCAACAACCAATGAAATCAGCCAAGAACATCACCAAGTTCACGGAGGATGACGAGCCCTACAACGGCTACAGCAACTTCACCACGTGGAGTGTCGCTAACTACGTCTCCAACGACGAACACCTCTACAACCTCTGCAAGTCCTTCTACGAAGACGGCTACACATCATGGGGAGCCATGACGTGCAAACTGAAGGAGTTCGGCCCCAAGTGGCAGTCCATCAACAACCCCAACGAAGTTCGCTGGGGCGACAGCCGAATCAAATCGAAGGAGATGACGGAACTTCTCAACTCACTTTTCTCCAACACCAATGAAACCAAACCCAACCGAAACAAACGATAAGTCGCACCGACTCGTCTGGATTAAGGTGACCAAGGAACAGGCAAACGAACTGGACAGCATCGCAGGACAATGGGAACTTACCCGTGCGTCGCTTTGCCGTCTCATCGTCTCCTCTTTCCTCAGGAACCCTGAATCCTCTCTCACTGTCCGCAAAGACATCTCCAATCTCACCCACACCAAATGAGCACAAACATCACACCAGAATTCGCCAAGGCTTACGCCGAGGCGGTCAGCCACACCCGTGACGTCGTAGCCGACGCCACCAATCCGTTCCATAAGAACGCCTACGCCACCCTCGGTGCCCATATTCAGGCCACCAAGGCAATCTTCGCCAAGTACGGACTCGCCATCGTGCAGTTCCCTGTGTCGAACAGCGTCAATCGTGGAGAAATCGGAGTCGAGACCATGGTCATCCATGAGTCTGGCGGTTACTTCTCCAGAACAATCCTCATGCCCGTCGCCGAAGGCGTTAAGGGTCAGGACGTCGGTTCGCTTATCTCCTATTTGAGGAGGTACGCCATAGCGTCCGTGGCAAATCTGGCCACCTCGGATGATGACGGAGAAGCCGACAGGCAGGTTCACGAACAGCCCATGAAGCAGGTCAACATGAACCACTTCCAGCGTGAGCAGAAAGCGATTGAGAAGGCGTATGAGAAAATCAATGACAACGCCGAAATCAAGAAGCCCATCTCTGGAAACCCCGACCTGTCCATCGTGCTCCACTTCGGCAAGAACAAGGGCAAGACGCTCGGCGAACTGCCCAAGAACTCGCTCGACTGGTACATCAAGGAGTTCCAAGCCAAGCCCTACAACGGCAAGTTGAGCCCTCAGGACGTGGCTCTGCGTGAAGCCCTCGACAGGCTCGCTCAAGGCAACGCCAAGCCTGAAGCGGACACCAGCGACGACGTTCCGTTCTAACCCTTAGGCCTCATCGTTCAACGGATAGGACAGGCGTTTCCTAAACGCTTAATCTAGGTTCGATTCCTAGTGGGGCCAAATTCGGAGAGACTCATGTCTCTCCTTTTTTGTGCCTGTCGGGCTGGGCTATCGAACAACCAGAACGACGCCCATTTAACCTCTCGGACCCGTGACACGCACAGGTTCATCTTTGCCATCCTGCTGGCTGGTCAAGCGACTTTTAACGCATTTGTGATGCTGGTATGCCTCTATGAGGAAAAGCACGGCACCGAGTCCAATGAGGACGCCTACGCCAATCTTGAACCAAAGGGATTCAACCACGTCTTGAATGATGAATGGGCATGCGAAAAAGAAAGCCGACGTGGCCATCAGGGTGAGCCCGTTCTTCTTGCTCATGCCGAGGACGCTGGAGCCTATGAGCAACAGCACGCCACCGATTGCGAACCATGAGCCAAGGGTAAAGCACTGTGCCCTGAGTTCCGAGAACGCCTGCTCTTTGCGGATGGCTTCGTTCTCCTCCTTCAGGGACTGATTCTCCAACTGCACCATGTCCACCATCGTCCACAGTTCATTGGTATCTTCCTCCACCTTGCTAGCCTTGTCTTCGGCCTTCTTCAGTTCCTTGGTGCTACCAAGCGTGGCTTTGAATGCATCCACTTGTTTCTGGGTAGGTGGCTTCACGCCGTCGAGCCTGACGATGGTCAGGTCAACCAACTTGGAATGAGGAGGCGTCACGCCCTCCTTGGCGACCTTGAGGGCGGCGGATGCCTCCGACGCCTCATGCTCGATGCGTGCGATGTACTTATCCTTCTCTGGATTGTCCACGACCTTAACCACTGGTGGCAGTGGTTCAGTCGTACAGCCAATCAGAAGATAAGCGACAGCAAGAATCCAATAACCAGACCGATGCTGAAATAACGGATGGTTTCGTTTTCCCATAGGTAGTTAGCGACTTCTTTGATTTTTTCCATGGTTGGTTCGGTTGATGGTTCGGATGAGAAGGGACATTAATTCCTGCGACGCTGAACCGCAACAGGAATAGATGATGGCTTCGTAGATAGGCTCAACCCTGCCATGCACGGCGAAGTAGCACAGCACGCCGATGATTCCACCAGCGATGATTCGTTTCACCCACATCCACCAATGAACGTCCTCGTTGGTCAGCAACAGCCTGCATAGTGCACCTAAGGCACCAAGCATAGCCACAATCCAGCCACCCTTCTTCAGGTCTTCGGCTGTCTGTAGAAGGTCTGGGTCTGGAGCACTCATGGCATTGTGTCGGGTTCGTCTGGCATCCTGTTCCTGTCTTCATCCAATCTTCCATCCATGTTCTTTCTTGATAGGTACTTATGTACGTTAGAACTGGATACGCCTACGTCCTTTGCAATCTCCCTGAGCGAGTATCCCTGCTGTCTCAGTTCCACTATTCTTTGTATCGCCCTAGGAGATAGTCCGTATTTGCCAGTCTCCTCGTTTACCCTCAACTCAGCCTGAGAAAGTGGAGCCTTTCCTCCCATCCTTGGAGTGATTGGTACGCCCCTTTTTCTTAGCCTTGATTCCGTGACCTGTATGTTGTGCAACGTGGTTCCATGTTTGCTCGCCGCCTCTTCCCTAGACAGGGCACCAGTTTGTATGTCATGAACAGCCCTAGCCAGTTTCCCTGCCTTGTCGTAGTTATTGGCGACGTTATCCAGCCACTTTAGAAGTTCTGGGTTGGCCTGAGGCCTACCGCCTTCATCGACGCCACCGACCATCATGTTCGGGATGCCAGCGATGACCTTACGCCTGAACTCATTACGCTGGGCGTCGGTCTGGAACTCTGGGGCGAACCTCATAACAGTGGTGCTGTTCGAGTTCATCAACTTGATGACCTTGGCCATGTTCTCAGGCGTCGGCTCCAGACCGAAGTGAATCTTGGTCAGGAGTCTCATCGAGATGTTTTGGTACTGCTGTGGAATCTGGCTCCAAGATTTGGCCGCACCATTGGAAATCGTGTGGCTGTATCCATTAGTCAGTTCAATCCTAGGTCCGAAACGCCTGAACACCTTGGAGCGTTCATTCCTTCCAATCTCACCTTGAGACGTGTCAAAGGTGGTCGATTCATCGACGCTGATGTTGGTGGCGAACTTGAAAGGCTCACGGCTGGAATCAAGGATTGCCTGTGCCTGAGTGTCTCCGACGTTGATGCGGTGGTCTTCAAGCCTTACGCCAAGTCCGTATCCTGAGAAGATGTATCCGCCAGAAGGCTTCCACTCGGCGAGGAACTTAGAGATGTAAGGCAACGAACCAAGATACTTGGAGTGATACAGCATGGCTTCCCTAGCCTGTGCTGGATTGTCGGTCTCGATAATCAGTTTAGATGTCTTCGGGTCGATGATTCGATACTTGCCGTCAGCCATCTCAAGAACTGGCCTTTCGAACGAGTCGGTGGACAGTTTCTGCAACGACTTAACATTCTGACCAGCGTAGTTAAGTTTGAGATACCAAAGTGGCAGTCCGTAGTTGCCTACGTAGCCAGACGCCTTGGCAGACTCGACGAGCATGTAGACGGATTCTGGGTTTGCGGCGATGCCGTCAAACATCCTTTGGTTGTCCGTCTTGTCTCCGCTTACGGCTTCTCCGTAATGAGACATCCAGAACCTAGTCGGTTGCTTCCTGTGTCCGATTGGCTTTCCGTCAGGACCAACCAATGCGTTTCCGCCATCTTCGTAGAAGACTTCGTTAAGGTCGTATTGCCACCTGAACATCCTAGTGCCATCGCCAGAGACGATAGCGGACATCGTTTCAGCGTCTCCAGCGACAGCCCTTTGCAGGCTGGCCGTGGACAGCATGCTACTGTCTCCGAGCGTGTGGACCTCCTCTGCCTCGGCAATGGCATGGACGAAATGCTGTGCAAGGTTCGCATTGACGCCATTGTGTTCGAAGTTCTTGCCCTCCATCATAGGCCTGAGTTCTGCATCAGGAACCATGGTGAGCCTCTGGAACAGGCCTCCGTGCAACTGCTTAAACCTTTCTTCAGGCAGTAGCCTCAACGCCTTGAGCGACATGCTCATCTTCGAGTTCTCAATGCCAGTAAGGTTGAAAGCACGCTTTCTGGCACCGAGCACGAAACCAAGCCTTGGAACAGAATCCCATCCACGTACAAAGTGGTGGCGTGCATCGGTCATGCCGATTTGCCTGTATCCAGCATTGGCCGCACGAAGTACAGTTCCCTGCAAGGAGATTGGCCTGTAAATGTCTTCGATGCCGAACGGCTGGGACGTGATGATATGCGGGTCTCCTTGGTCTGAGGTCTTAGCGATTGGGAGTTTTGAACGCATTTCTGCGACCTTGGCCTTCAGTTCTTCAACCTTCTTTGGGGTGTCTCCGATATTACGCTGTACCGCAAAGAGAGACGAGTAATCCATCAGCAACTGAGACAGTGCATTGGTAGCCATCGAGGACCTCATCCTGTATCGGACAGTCCTATTGTTGCTAATCTTGGTCATCAACTCGTTCCTGTTAATCCTGACCTTACGCTCATTGGTGACTCCATCGAACTCATGCCTTTGTCCGAAGTGGTCTCCAAGTTGGTCGAAATCGAAGAAGTCGAAGTTGTGTGGAGTGGTTCCAGTGGCAGATGCTGATGCGATTTCGTTCACATGGCCTGGAGATTGCCAATTTCCTTCAGTCCTGTCCTGAGTAACGTTGATAATCTTGTCTGGGTTGGATGCCTGCAAATCCCTCAGCATGGAAACGAATCCGTTCAGGACTTTTACCTTCATCAGCCTGCTTCCATGGTTGTTGTACTTGAATGCTGGGTCTCTGCGTTTCCACGCATCGACTGCCTTCTCGACCCTTTCGACGAGCCTTTGTGCCATGGCGTCGTAATCGAAGTTGGCAGGCCTAGTCTCAGCCAGAGCAAGGTTCATTTCGTTTGCAGACATGTGTGCCTGCTCGTCCATCATGGCATACTGCAACAGTAGCAGAGACGGGGTAAGGGACGAACTGCTGTTGAAGTTATCAGCGTCCGTAAGGGAAGAACTGTGACCTTCCATGTCCATTACGCCGAACCTTCCAGAACTCAATTCATGAAGGGCAAGCCTGCTCGCCTTGAACGAAGCCAAGGTGAGTCCAGCAAGCATCTGTGCGTTGTCAGAATCGTACTTGAATCTTGGGTTCCATTCGTAATTCGGTATCTCGCTTACGCCAATGTATTCGGCCTGCTCTGGGTTAAGTTTGATTACGCCATTACCCTTTACGAGTGGCAGTTCATAATCGCCATCACCCCAGAGGGCCATGTAATCCCTGAACAGGAGATGCCTTTCGACTTGGCTGGTGGCGTCCAAGATTTGCCTAGTAAGGTAAGTCTGCAACTGCCTGTTAACGTGGTTGCCCCTAGACTTGAGTATGTTGATTTGCTCTGCAAGGCTCTGCCTCACCTGAGTCATGCTATCCTCCAAGTCTAGGATTTGCTTCTCGAATACTGTGATGTCTGCCACGCTGGCAAGTCCAGCGGCCTGTTCGATGCTATCTGGCAGTGCGAACTTGGGAGACGCTGGGTCTCCGAACGTCTTGTACTGGAACGTGTCAGATTGAATTTCTTCAATCATGAACGTCGGCTCAATTTCCTTCTTGATGCCCAGTACTGGATTCTGGTCGTCGATGTAATGAACGCCTTCTCCAGCGACTTGAGGTCCGTGCGAGGAGAGCATCACGCCTGCCGTAGTCCTTATGTGGCCCAACTGGAAGACGCCTCCCATCTTGGTGCTGTAGTGGCCAGCATTGCCCATCTGGCCCCCGTGATGGTCGTTCCAACTAGACCTGACAATCTTCACACGCTCCATGGCGTTGATGATGGACTGGATGCGTTCGATGTCCTGAGGGTTGGTGGATTCGCTCATCCTCTTCTTCAGTATGCCAGTGTACCTCTCGAACTCCGACTTCATTCGATGAGACCAAAGTTCGGTCAGCCAGATACTGCTGGTGTACGCACCACGATAAGTGGCGTAGCCTTCATGTGCACTTCCGTTCGAAGTGATTACGCCCTGTTGCCACAGGTTTTTCTGCTGTGGGGTTACGCTTTCCACACGAAGCACCGCATCGGTGCTGTTGGTGTAGTTTCCTACGCTGACACCACTATTGTCGGTGTGCGGATAATCCGTGTAGCCATTGGATACGTCGGAGAATCCCCAGTTCCAAGGGTCCTTAACTCCAATGTCTCCCAGTGCGGAAGTTGCGATACCGCTTACCTCTGCGAGTTTCGCATCGACGGCGGACCTTACGAGAAGTTCCAAGTGTGCTGGCCTTACCAACCTCTGGGTTCCTGCGACGTATTCCGCAGGAGTGTCCTTGCTGAATCCTTCAGCCGCCCTTTTGATTACGGCGTCAAGTTTGGCCTGCAAGGTGTCTTCCTTGCCAAACATGTTAGGCATTCCAAGGACATCTACGAGTTCATCCAGAGTCTTGCTGATTGCCGTCTCGACTGCGTTTGCACGGGCTACGCCCTCTTCTCCAGAATTCCTAAGGACATCCAGATTGGTCAGGATAAGCCTGAGGTTTTCACTATGGATATCCACGGACTGCTTTTCCTTGCCCTCGGCATTGAATATGAACGGATAGAGGAATTCTCCTCTGGACGCCTTTTCTTCGTTCGTCCTTCCAGTTATCGCTTGCAGGTGAGAACTGTCAGCCACTGGACCACCTCTGTCCTGCCTGAAGTTCCTCGGATAGACAGTGTAAAGGAACTCAGCCAGTTCCAGCCTGCTAATCTGCCTTCCTGAATTGTCCGAAAGAAGGTACATGAGTCCAGTCATCCTGACTTCATCCTTTGACACGCCGTTCTCCTTAATGAACTTGGCCCACTCGGAGCCAGTAAGGGAGTGCGGATACAGGTTCTTGCCAGACTTCATCTTACCATAGGCAATGACGGACATGAGTTTGGAGGAGAACTCTACCCTTCCCTGCCCCACGCCGAAGTTAATCTTACGCCTAAGCATGCCTTCGATTTCCTTAGGCGTGTGGCTTGCGTCGCCAATCATCATGTTAGGCCTAGACACGTCGATGACGTCGGCCTGAAGCGAATCCCTGACGGACAGTTGAGCACTGAGTGCTTCGGCCTGCTCCCTAGTGAGGGAAAGGTCCAAGTCTCCGACAGTAAACTCCTTGGTATTCGTGTACTTCATTTCGTACCCGTTTTCCGCTTCGACGGACTTAATCATCTGCTTACGCCTTACTGGAGCGTAGTGGTCCTTGACCCCAGCCTGAGGATTGATGGAGAACCTTCCAGTCTCATTGGTAAGGGTTTCGATAGCCCTAGCCATCTCGGCCTTGCTGGTGCTGATGGTGAACTTTGCCTTCAGTGCCTCAGCCTCAGATAGCGTCTTTACGGATGTGACCTTTCTGGAGGTAAGGACTCGTCCAGTGGTCTGGTCGATACCGCTTGGAATGTCGTAGCCAACCAAGTAACTGACAATCTTCTTACCTTCACGCTTGGGAACGATGGATACGTTGGACGTCTCTGCGTTGTCCCATGCGAACTCGGTCAACTCTGGCCTGTTGGGGAACAGGGCTTCGATTACCGAACGCTTGTCGCCGTTCATGGCGAGTTGGCGTTCCAAGTCTGGCATCAGATATCCATGGTCTTTTGCCACTGCCAACTGTGCGAGTTTCTCGACGTCCGCAACAAGGTGCGGATTGCTTTCAAAGAGGAAGGAAACAACGTCTTTGATTTCAGTTGTGCTACGGCTAGAGGAAAGACTTCCAGAGGTAGAATCCCTCTTGGAGGCGATATCCCTTACGTTCTGCTCAAGGGCTTGGTGGAGCGAGCCTTGGTCCCTTCTTCCGCTTCCCGATTGGGATGCTAGGCTACGACCTTTCTCTCCCATGATTAATGCGGCGAAAGGACTGCCCTCGTCGTGGTTAGAGTAAGAAAGCGTAGAGCCGAACCTGTTGTAGTCGAAGTGGCCTCCGTAGTACATCTCCCTGTAGAACCTAGTGACGCCATCCCTTTCCATCAGGAAGGTGAAGATGGCCGCCTTAACATCTTCGGCAGTTGCGTTCGCTGGGATGGTAAGCGTTACGTAGTTGTCAGTCGATGAATCCCTAACCAATGCCATTGCCGTAAGCACGTCTCTGGCGTTGTTGTGGTCAGCGGTACCGCTTGCGATTCTCTCAAGCGACTCATGATAGATAGCACCATACTCTCCTCCTACGGACATGAGTTTCTGGTTCACTTCCCTCAACTCATGAACTCCAGACATTAGTTTCCTAGCCTTCTTCAAGGCTTCGATACGCCAAGCACCGCCATAAATGTCGGTCAGTCTGGCAATCTTTTCGGTAGAGGTTGAGGAGATGGTCTTTACGCTCTGACCAAAAAGTTTTGGGTCGGTATGCGAGATAAGTCCGTCCGAATGGGAATACCCAAGTGCTTCTTCAAGGTTTACACCCATGGCCAGAGTGCTCCATCCGCTACGATTGGACAGGGTGCTGAAGTTCTTGTATCCCGTGACGTCGCCAGAGATGTTAATTACAATCCTTCCATCTTCTAGCCTCTTGAACGCAAAGCCCATGGAGGCCTTTTCTCCGAATGGTGCGATTTCTCCATGCTTGAACGTTGCGTCCGAGTATGGGAGTGCACCAGTGAAATCACGATTGATGGGCGAGAGGTATCCTCCGATTCCGATGGACCTAATTCCGTAGTCCATGAAGTACCCCTTTTGGCCTTCTAGGCCAGTCTCTCCAGCGGACATGATTTGACCCTTTCCGAGAAGCCTTCTTCCGTAGGTAGCAGTTCGGGCAGGCTGTAGGGCAATCTTACCGCTTCCAGCCTTCCTCGCCTCCCTAATCAGCATATCGACGAGGTGCTTTCTGGCGAACGCCCTAGAAATGGATACTGCTTTCTTGGGCAGTACGATATTGGCACTGCTTGAGCCTACTTCCGAATTGGTATCCAAGGCGAGTGTACCTAGGTCTCCGTAGTTGGCCTCCCTTAGCAACATCTGTGCAAGGGTCATTCCAGCAACTTCTCTAACGCCGAGATAGACTGGTGCGTTGTTGGCGTAATGGCCAGAGGCGTTGAGGCTGTGCTGACGCTTGATTGGTTCGCTTAGACCATCGAGGAGCAGTTTCTTGGCCACTCCCAATTCCTCGTTGCTTACGTTCGCCCACCCTTCTTGTGCCGTGCGAAGAGACATCCTGAAGTTAGCCTGAACAGACGGGCCAGATTCCATTCCGACTCTCTCTGGCTCGGTCAACTTGTACCTAGAATCGCCCCTAGTGATTTCGTACGCTGGGAACTTTTCCAACTCCCTGAGGCCCAGCAGGAATCTTGCGAAAGCAATTGCGTTGGACTCACGAAGCATGACGTGAACCGCCGCCTTGTAGGGCTTCTCGGACACGTCGCTCTTACGCTGAATAGGGTCAGCAATCTTTTCGCTTACGCCCTGTTCCCACTGGATGGCACCACGCTTGATGTACTCACGCATCTGCTCACGCATCTGCTCCTTGAAGTCTGGCAGGATGGCTTCCATCGCTGGGTATGCTCCAAGCATCTCAATTGCGGCCATGCCCTGCATGCCAGTGATGTTGGAGTCCAGAAGCATGTTCGAGTTCACGTCCGAGCACATCTCGGCCATGATAATCTTCTGCGACGGGTCTAGGGACGTAAGGAAGTTAACGACCCTCGCTTCGTATTCTGGGTCAAGAGTTCCATTCTCTGGAATGTTTACTTCCTTGTTTGCGTCGGCCAGAAGGGATTCGAATTCAGCCCTTTGCGTGGTCGTGAGAATGTCAGCGTTTTGCAACCTTCCGTGCTGGTAGTAAACTGCCGTCTTTGCGAATGCCTTCGAAAGGATTGGCACCATTCCGAGTGCGTATGTGCTTGCGGAAACCTTTACCTCTCCATGACCGATTTCGACTGGGAATACGTTGCTTCCGTTGTAATGAGTCTGCTGAAGTAGCATCAGCAACTCTGGAGAATTCTGAATGGCACCAGCCAGCACTTCTGGTCGGATGTTCTTCTTGAGGGACAGTTGGTAAAGTGCCGAGTGAAGTGCATGGACGCCAGTGTAGGCGTACATGTTATCCTGCCTGAGAGTGATTGTGACTTCGGTAGGCTCTGACGGAGTGGCGATTCCGTTTCCGATGAGTTTGTTAAAGGCGACATGGATATCGCCAGAGCGATAGATGGTCCTCATGTTTGGACCGCTTTCCGTCGTAATCTCTCCGTTGAACAGGAATGCCCTTTCAAGGTCTGAAGTGACGCTTGCAAGTACGACCTTCTTGAGTCGCGACATGGAAACGTCCACGTTAACCTGAGGAGCATTTTGGTCCTTCAGGTATGGAATCGTTACGATGTCAGTGTATGCAGGGTTTGCGTCATGGACATTCTCCCTGACTCCTTCGACCACCAACGAACCATCCTTGTCCAGATATCCCTTGGCGGAATAAACCCTGTCCGTCGTTCCCTCTATGTGAGTCCTAGCACTAGCCGCCGCCTGATATGGGACTAGGAGGGTGTTTCTGGACTGCCATCCAGAGGAAATCATGGACAGCGTTCCGTATAGGCCTTTTAGCATTCCGACAGTCCTAGCCTTTTCCTGCTCAATTCTTTCAAGGGTATCAGCCCTCACCTCTTCTGGGAGTCGTTCCACTGCCTGAACGGAACGCCTGAAGACCTCATCGCAACTATGACACAAGCCCTGTACCATTCTGGTCAGACCTTGGTGAGAAGTGTCTAGGGTGATGAGTGCACCAGTGCCATTGGTAAATCCTACGACGCCGACGTACGACTCATTGTGGTAAATGGTGTGGTACGGATTGGTGAGGATTGCAGATTGGATTGGGATTCCAAGACTGCTCTCGATGTTGCCCTCTTCGTTGCGTACTGGCTTGTACCAAGCAAGGGGTATGCCCTTCTCGGAATCAGACGCTTCTCCGCCAGTGTAATTGAACTGCCTGTTAGTCGTAAGGCCAGCAGTCGGCGATAGCAGAAGGTTGGTTCCGAACATCATTGAGTCGGCTGGAGAGCCAGACGTCCTGAATACATCTCCGAGCAGGATGTTTGGTCCAAACGGACCGACCCTGCCCTTGTTCTGGTCGGACCCGTCGCCCTCACCGAGCAACTCATTGAACGCATCGGTTTGAGACTGGTTGCCCATCTCTTCGGCCTTCATGGTCCTGATGCCAAAGTTATCGAACTTTACAGTCCTGATGGCTTCTGGCTCGAATCTGGTCTTAAGAAGGATGGCTTCGTCGATGAGCGAGAACTTCAACTGATTGTCCAACTCGTCGATTCGAGACATGAAGTGCTCGAAGAACGGCTTAATCTTGAGGCACCTCTGGGAATAAAGGGAATTGAGTTTTGCCAATTCTCCCTCTCCGAAGGACTTGTCAGGGTACTGGTCGAAGATGTCGTGGAGTTCGTCCCTAGGAATCTCGATGTACTTCCTGTCCTTTGGCCATACGCCCTTGGCTTTCTTGTCTGCCACCCAAGCATCCCATACCTCAACTGGTATGAAATCTGGCCTTTCTGGGCTAAACACAAGTTTGCCCTTAATGGCCTTGAAGAGGCCGAACCTCTTTGGAGTGTCTTCGTTAAGACTAGTCCAAGCCTCTGGGGCAATCCCAATGGACCTGAGTGCGTTGGGGAGATGGTTCTCGTAATGCGTTCCCCACTTACGCTTCAACGCCGTGATGAGCATCTCTGGGGTAGGCGAAGACTGTTTGACAGCCTTGTTAAGCCTCTCACGCCCGAAGGCGGAGCCGTAGGACATCTCAGTTGCTATGAACTGATGGTTGATTGCGAGGATGTTCGCAACCTCCTCACGTGAAAGCGTGACTCCTGCGAAATTGCTCTGGATGAGTTCGATGTTGGCCATCCTGAGTCCTTCGGCGGATACGCCTCGGCTGGACAGCACAGTGGCAAGTTCATCAGCCAAAACGTGCTCAGGGAAGTCTTGCCTGTAAACGGAATCTACGGCCTCAGATGGAGTCCTTAGTTCGTTTTCAAGTATGACAGTTCCCTCAACCAGCCTTGCCACTTCTTCAAGGGAAATGGAATTCTGCATGTTCTCGGACAGGCCGTTTCCGATTGATAGCCTGCTGTCTGCTCCGTCGCCGAAGCCAGTAGCGATAGGAACGACCTTGCCTCGGGCTCCATAGGACTTCTCAACCTTTCGCTCATTGCTCGACTGGGAGAGGAGTGGGGTCTCAATGATGCCAGTCTTGTAGACAAGCCTAGCCTGCCCGTCGATAACCTCCCAACCCCTTGCGGAGAAGGCATACCTTCCAAGTTTCCTGAGTTCTGCCTGCGTTCCGATGAGATAGTAAGAGATGGTGGAGAGTCGTGCGACACGCCTGAGTGCCTCAAGCCTTCCGTCGTCGGAGATGACCTTGCTGACGTCGTTGCCCATTCCGTAGCCACCAATCATCATGTTGGCCACCTTAGGAACCTGACCACGCTTGAACATCAGGCCCAAGTCACGAAGTGAATTGTTCTTACCAATGGTACCAATCGAGCCAGAGAAACCAGCCTTGGGCTGTTCGGCATTGAGTTGCTCCTGCGTCATCTTCCGACGCTCGGCGGTCTCATAGGCCTGCTTTTCGTTCGTCTGGCCGTAGTACTGCATCAAGCCAAGGGATTCAGCAAGATGCCTAATCTTGTTGGCGTTAAATGCTGGCCCGTTGGACAGGCTGTACCTGATGGAGTCGGTAGCCCTAGTCACATCAAGCATCAGTTCGAGATACCTGTCGTGGTGGGATAGGTATTCGAACGCAAGGGAGGAGACGTCCTCACCCATGGTAGCCCTGAGGAGGTCGAGAGTCCTGTTACGCCTAGCAAGAAGACTGTCGCTCGGCCCCACAAGGAGGGTTCGTGCAACTTCTGGGTTAATGTTTCCAGACCTGACAGAATCAGAGAGCGACTTTGCCTCCTTACTGAGTTCCAGCAGGGACCTGCTCATCTCGGAAATCTTCGTGTGCTCCTTGGTTCCAGAGCCCATTTCAAACGCAAGCCTCTCAAGGGCCATGGCATCCGCTTCGAACAGCCTAACGCCGTTCGGAATTGCGAGTTCACCTACCCTTTGTGCCAACGGGCTGTCGAGGAGTTCAACGAGATGCCTTTCGACTTCTGGTGCACTTAGTTCTAGGGCTTTTGCGATATCGGCGTCGTCGAGGCCAGCCTCCTTTGCGTTTACAACCTCAAGGTCGATGGTGCCCTTGCTCTTCGCCTCAAGCAGTGGTCCATAGAAAGGACCACCTACGCCCATCATGTTCCTGATAAGGTATTTGTATAGACCACGCTTGTACTGAGCACTCTCAGTGATGTCTCCAGTCTGAGTCCAAGTCTCAGCCCTCTGGATGGCGTGCTGTACTTCGTGGATGAGCGAGTTGAGGACGCTATCGGAACGAACGTTGTCTGGGATGATTACGCTGTCCGATTCCAGACCATTTGCCTCCCTAACTGCACCAGAAATCATCCTGTCGATGCCTAGGACAATTTGGTTCCTGACTGGGTAGTAGCCAGCACCGAAGCCCTCGACGAAGGAAACCCTTACGTTCTTGAGGGACGGGTAGAACTTGTAGAGAAGGTCATGCTTCAGGATTTCGCTCAAGCCTACGCTAGGAATCTTCCTGATGGCGTTGCTGTATGCGATTTCATCCTTGTTGGCTGATGCCTGCTGAATCTCCTTGATGAAGTTATCGAACCCAGCCGTAGGGGAGTCTAGGTCGTTGATGAACGGAAGAAGGTGAATCTTGTCATCGACTGCACCAAGCGTCAGGCTAGCACCCTTGTCGCTGAATTCGAAAGCCTTGTACATCTTTCCACTGTCAGTGACGACAAGCCTGAGCATGCCAGCGGCCTCAAGCATCTGTTCGTTCGCACTCAGAGAGGCCTTGAACCCACCAACCATCATGTTGGTGCTTCCGATTTCTGCCACTGGGCTGATTGGCTTGGTCTTGTCGAATCCAGCCGCTACGAGAATCTGGTCGATGGATTCTGCGGTGGTGCTGAATGCCTTGGTGAAGGATTCGGCCTGCTTGACCGAGGCATCAGAGCCTTCGTAGGACCTTACGAAACTGCTGTACCCAGCGTCCACAAGGTTTCCTTTGCCCATGCGTTCTGCGATGAGCAGGATTCTGGCAACGCCTTCATTGACTGAGCCAGCACCAAGGTACCTTCCGTCATAGAATCCATTGGCCTGAAGATTGCTAATCGAAACAGCCTGCGTGCCAGAGGAACGTTTCAGGTCTTCCTGTGCAATTGCGACAGCCTTCTGGCCAGTTTCAGTGCCAGCAAACATCTCCTCGCCAAGGAGAATCTGGTTCAGTGCCGTAGCGAACTGGAAGATTGCATACTCACGTGGGGACTCGATGCCCTTCTTGAAAATGCCCTGAGCAATACGCTTTACGATTCTGTAATCGGAGAAAGGATTAACTCCCCCCTGTGCGTTTTGCATGAGTTGCTTGAACTCATTTGGGAACTCCTGTTGATAAAGGTACGCAAACAGTTTAGAAAACTCCCCGTTCTTAACGTGCTTGTAGAGGCTACCATTGGTGTACTGGTTTAGGTTCTCAGAAGACAGGTATGGGGACAGGCCATTCGAAGCCATGATGGCGTTGATGGAAACCTGAATGCCCTTATTCTTCGCACCAAGAGACGCCGTTGCGGAGTATGGCGAAAGAACCCTAGTTTCGGTTGTGACTCCGACGGCAGGCTTTCTATTCGTCCATCCAGCAAGCCCACTAAAGGAAGTCGTGCGAGTAATCACGCTGGCCGCTGGAAGCGATTTTGCGGTCTCTCTTGGCGTCGGGTCAAAGTTGCCTCCAATGCTAATGATGGCATAGTCTTGGATTCCCTCCAGTGCTACGGCGGTTTGGACGGAAACGTTAGGGTCTCCGTAGAAAATGTTTTCACCGCTTACGTCCTGACTTACGTTATCAACCATTCCGTTCTCTACGGCATTGGCATTGGAAATGGACTCGATTAGGTCGAGTGGCTGTGTTGCGTTGGCCCTCTTCCTGTCGCCCTGCTTAGAGACATGATGGAACATGGACATGCCCATGGCCATCGTGTCGTTGTAGATTTCCCTGAATGTGCCCTGCTTTTGCGACTGTGGGCTTACGAGAAGTGGCTTATCAAGAATGCCAGCAAGGTTTTGTGGAATCTTAAGGACGTCTGGGTTGACGAATACAAAGGTAGAGCCCAGTGCCTGAATGACGTAGGAGTTCTTCCTCTTACCCTTAAACGATTCAAGGATGGAAAGGAAATGTGCAGTGATTATGTCGTGCTCCGCCTCAGTTAGGCCGAATACGTTCTTAGACCTGCTTCCGAACTTTCGGTTTACAACGTCCAGTTTAACCTTGGTTCCACCCCTTTTCGACGTGGTGACGGAGTATCCCCAGAATCCAGTAGTAAGATTTCCTTCGATGTTCTTTACGGCTTCGTTCTCAAGGACTTCCTTGAGGGTGGCGTTTGGATTGTCTTTCCTCAGTGCCTGAAGTTCATTGTCCAGCCTGCTCATCACACCCATGACATGGGTGTTTCCAATGTACCTGATGTCTCCGTCTGCGAACGCCAACTTGCCAGAGCCAACGTTTCCGTCGGAGAAGGCCATCAGTTCCTGAAGCCTTACCTGTAGCAGTGACTTGAGGCTCTTTTCTAGGCCTTTGGCCATGGCACCCTCAAGCATCCACTGAGGGAGTGCGAACAGCGTGTTGCTATTTCTGGACGGGAACTGACCTTCGACGTAACCTCCGTGCAAGACGCCAAGTGGGCTAGATACGATTTCGTAATCCGCCAGATGCGGGTAATCCTGAATGAGCCTCTTGTCCGTAAGGATATCGCCAAGCCTGATGGATGCCATCCTGAAAAGCCAGTTGTCATCCCTTCCGTGGAGGATTGCGTCATGCTTGCTATTCTGAACGTCATCCAAGAACCTTTCCCAGTTAGGATTATCTTCGAGCATGACCTCGGCGTCGTAGATTCCGCCCCTGCCAATCATCATGTTGGTGGAGAGACTGGTGACGTCTCCTACCGACGTCCTCATTTCCAAGTCTCCTTCTTGTGCTGGGCCCTGTTCGGTGCCCACAAAACCACGACCTTCCTCCTGAGGAAGGCTCTTAAGGCTACGCTCGGCGTAGGAGAACGCCTTTTCGGCTGTCTTAAATACTCCAAGTACTAGGCCAAATGGGCTGAAGAGGGTGAACTTGCTACCGCTTCTCCTGATTTCGTGTCCGACGTGATTAGCCCAATACGAGCCGTTTTCACCGACTGGGTATTCGACAAATCCGCCAACCATCAGGTTACGCCTTACACCCTCGTATGCGTTGACGTGGTTGTAAGGAAGGTATGAAAGTTTGTTGCCAAACGTTTCTTGGAATACGTGTGGCTGTTTCTCGATGTTGGCCAGCAGTTCAAATCTGAGGGAGTGGAACGGATAGTTAGGTCCGTCAGAATTGCCACTGTATCCAGACTTAGGAGCGTTGATGTAGGATTCGTCCACACGCTTTCTTCCGCCGAAGGTTTCATACATGATGTCCCTGACGGCTTCTGCGTTGGCTCCGAACTCTGGCTTGAACCTATCGACGGAAGTCATCCTGCTGGATGCGTCCTGAGAAAGGTTGTCCATGTAGTCAGCAAACGTCCTAGTGTAGTGACCGAAATCGGTGAACAGTGCACGCACGTCAGACCTTTGCCACATCTTCATCCTACGCCTGTTGAGCACACGAACGTCAACGGCATGGATAGTTACATGGCCCTTAGGCTTCTTCAGCGGGTTGCCATACTCGTCGTACTTATCGAACCTGAGTTCGATGGCGTACGGGGAGAAGTGCCTATTGGTAACTGGTACGTCCTTGCCAGTGAGACGCCTAACCTGTCCGTCGATGACGACCTGATGCGTCCTTCCTAGGTACTGGGCGATAAGGGTGTTGAACACTGGCTTTCCAGCACGGGTGTTCCTGACCATATCAACGATACCCCTAAGGTCATCCATCTCGGACTTGCTGTAGGCACCAGAGTTGATGATGGTATCCCACTGCTTCTTGCTAAGAGTGGTCATGTCCAAGGTCCTGTTGCCGTTCTGGTCAACGTTGTACTTGGGCTGTTCGTTCGCTGGAAGACTGTCCAGAGAGGTGACGATTTTCTCGGTATTGCGGGTGATGATTTCATCGACCTCAGCCTTGCCCTTCATCGCCTTTCCGCCCTTGACGGAGTTTGCGAACCTATCTTTGCCAGTCTGCCTGAAGTATGCCTCAGCCCTTTCTGGGCTCATCAGCGACACGTTGATGTCTCCGTGCCTCATTGCCTGCGTCATGATACGCTGGGTCCAAGCATCGAGGAGAGGGATGTGGAGATACCTTCCGTCCTCCCACATGAAAGAAGTAAACCTAGGATTCTTGTCCTTCGGGTTGTATGGCTTAATGAGAACTCCAGCCTGCTCGATTTTTGCTACAGCCCTTTGGGTGTGAAGCATGTATAGGTTCTCAAGGCTAGCCCTGAGGCTCCTAGACTCTGGATTCCTGAGGAAGTAGTCTGGGCTCTTGTTCAGGATGCTATTCGAGTACGAATACGCAAAGGCCTCTTGGACTAGGCTGTAAAGAACGCCTCCGTAGTTATTAAGTGCCTCTGGAACCATGGTTCCGTCTGGCCCAGTAACCATCCTATCGAAGAAGGAAATGCTACCGCCCTGCTCCTTACGCATGCTTTCAATCACGCCCCTCATGTTCTTGAGGATGGATGCAAAGTTCTTAGGATTCTGTGCGTCCTGAGGAAGTTTCTGCCTGATGTAGTAATCGGCATAAAGATGGGCCATGGCCTCATCGCTGATTACGCCACCATCCTTTTCGCTACCAAAGAACTGTTTTACGATTTCAACAGAGTCGGCATCCTTTTCGAAAATCGAAGTGAGGTGTCCGTGTGCAAGTTCGTGGGCGATGGTCTCTGGAGTGGCCGCAGATGAATTAATCCACTGGATTTTCATCGGTGCCCCATTCTTGGTGAGTTTGAGATTCTCAACTCCCATGATGTTGGGCGGGAGGCTCAAGATGGCTTGGTCTGGCCCGAATTCCTTAATGAGGGCTTCTCTGGTGCCAAACCTGTACTGACCCTCTGGATTGGCGGTGAATGACTGCGAGAATACAGCCCTCATGGTGGCACTGATTCTGTTGTCGCCCATGGCATCGACGGCCTTGAGCGTAGCCCTGATGTGCTTGGCGTTGTCTGGGCTCTTGGCCTCAATCATGTTAATCTGAGAATTGTCGAAATTCTCAATCATGTAGAGATGGCCCTGATTCTGGCTGTAAACGTTATGGACGTGCCTAAGGCTACCAGAGAGGCCACCCCAAGCGAAACCGATACCTACGCCACTGGCCGCACCAGCACCACGTGCCGACAGGTATCCAAGCGTTCCCATGAAGGCGGCGTCGCCGACGGCCCTCTGTAGCACTGGAACAGCCATGGACGCTGGCCATCCAACTACGACGTTAGTGAACTTGGCTACGGCAAGTGCCTCAGCACTCATCGGAACCCTGCTACCATTCTTAGAGGCAAGGCGTTCAAGCATGCCCATGCCCATGTTCTGCGACTTAACCTGAACAACGCCGTTGGCGTAGTCCACGATTTCGTTTCCTAGAACGCTGACGTATTCCGCAAGTGGCTTTACACCAAGCGAGAAAATCGTTGAACGAATGGGCGAAAGGGTGAGCCCTTCGCCGATTGTCCTTTCTCCAGCGTCGGCAAGAGCAGTTTGGGCGGCGTTACGGAGGACTGTCGGATTTGAGCCAGCGGTTTCGGCGATGGCAGTCGAACCTTGGGCAATCTTTTGTTGAACATAGGTAAATGGTTTTGCGACTGCATCGGCGGTTCCAGCCATGGTGCTACCAAGTGCACGCATGGAGTATTCCTTCATTCGGTTCGCCACTCCGTCATAGGTCTCCCTCCAAGTCGTGGTGATGGAGCCGAGCGTGCTGGCGGCTTCCTTTTCAAATTCTTCCTGTGCAACCTTGCCGAGCACGGAGCCCTTGTACGACTTGACCGAATCGGCGATAGCCTTCCTGCCAGAATTCCTGACAGCACCGAGTAGCAGGTGAGGAGTTTCGAGACCGATGTAGGAGAGGGCGTTAGCCAACTTCGGGTCAATCAGGCTTTTTACGAATCCCTTGTAATCATTTGGAACCCAGTCCTCAAGCACAGTGGCCCTGCCCTCTTCGAGTTCAGTGGAACGATTGTTGAACCACCTAGCCTCGTTGAACTGGTCAATCTGGTCTTCGATGGTGCCAGTGCCAAGGATGTGGTCCTTGAACCTAAACAGAACAGAGTCTGGGTCTTCGGACTGTGCCAAAATTCCGTAAAGGTCACGCAGGTCTCGGGCCATGCCGTCCAGTGCGGACACTGGTGCCTTTAGTGGGCTCCTGATAAGACCGCTTGCGATGTCGAAAGGAACCTTGGCCACGATGTTGGCCATTTCCTTCACCTGATTGAGGGTGAAATCGTTCCTCTCTTTATTGGCTATCTTGAAAAGTTCGTAAAGCCTCCTGCCCTCGGCGGTGGTTTTGTCGAAGGTCTTGTACCTATTGGTAGCAAAATACTCCCAAACCTCGTCTGGGGTTGGTTCGTTCCCGCTAAAGTCGCCTTCAGCCTGCTGGACTTCCTGTTCGTCTGGCTGATAGGCGAGCCTCAGCCCGTCAGTCATGGCCTGATTGACCGCTAAATCTAGCGTCTGCGGGTCAATCTGCTCTTGTTCATTTTGGCCATCCTGTTCGTTAATCATTGGGGCTGGGTGTCGATAACGCCTTTTTGGAAATGTTGGTTGATTCGGGCTTTCGGGGTAGAATCCATGAGCACAAGCCCATTCATTTCGCCTACCTCCATCGCCTTCCGCATCGCACTTTCCCTTACGTTACGCAGGATAGCAAGTTCGTTTCCACCAAGCCTAGTGATTGCCGACGTGGCTCGCTGAGGAACCATGTGAGAGGCAATGGCCATGTCGTTATCGGACACTGAACCTCCCATGCCCTTCATGTCCTTCATGAGGGCTAGGTAGTCGGTCTTGATGCTGGACTCGAGCATCCTAGCCATGGCGGCGTCTTCGGATGGGTCTAGACTGCTTAGGTATGAATTCTTTCGATACAGGGACTCAAGTTGGGCCAACTCCCTGTTCATTTTGGCAAGTTTAGACAGGGTTCCCCTGTAGTTCCTAGCCGCCTCGTCTCCGCCCTTAAACGGGATGGAGCCAACGCCAGCCTTTCGGGCGAGCATGGAGGCTGGTACGTTGACCCTTTTGCCGTCCTGACCAGTCACCGAATAGGTGCCTTTTGGGCCTAGGGAGTACTTACGCTTGTAAACCTTTCCCTGTTCATCGACGTCATCGAGTTCCACCTCTTCATTCATCTGAAAGATGGCACCACCCTTGCTCTTCATGAGGGCCTCGACTGCACCATAGTCACCAAGGCCAGCATAGAACTGTGCATCCCTGACCCTAGGGTCTGGAGCCTGCGGGGCGGACATACCCATGCCCCTAGCCCTAGCCTTTTGCAATTGTGCCGTCTCGGAGTTCTTTCCGATGTGAGCCCAAGGGCTAAAGCCCATGGAGACATTCTGCTGGGCTTCCGTCATGGACTGTTGCCTGACCATCCCAGCCATGCTGGACATGGGGCTGGGCTGTTCCTGTTCCTGCTCCTGTTCCTGCTCTGGGTACATTTCTTCGTCCATGATTATTCCTCGGTGCCTCCGACTTCTTCAGCGTCTTCTGGCTCCTCGAACGGCCTACCGCCAATCGGGATTGGGATGAGTTTCAGAGTCCTCTTTCCATTGTCGTCCTTCTGGCTTGGGTCGATGGCGTAAGCATACTTTCGACCGCCCTTGGTAAACGTATTTGGGAGATAGACTGGCTTGGACATGTTAATCTTCTTACCCTTTGCACGGGCTTCCCTTACCACGAAATTCCAGATTGCCTGAGGGTCTTCATCCTTAAGTGCCTTTGAAGCCACCTCTTCATACTTCTTCTGGTCAATGCCAGCGATAGTTTCCCTCCAGCCAGCGTCCTGATTCTGGTCTGCGGTATCCAAGTCGTTTTCAAGGAATGAGTCAGTGCCGTTAAGGATGCTTTCGGAAATCTTCTCTTTGTACTTCTTGTCCGCCTCGGTCTGAACCCTCATCTTCTTGGATTCGTCGGACTCTAGCATGCCACCGACTCCACTGCCAATAGATGGCCCAAACTTGTTCATCAGATAGGCGAGCGAGCCAAATTCAGCCATTGGACCTGTGTATTTGCCAAGCCCCATTCCGCCAATGTTGCCAAGGCGGGTCCCGATGGAATTGACGAATCCAGTGGGGAATCCAATTGCACCAGAGCCAATGTTGGCACCCCATTCGCCTCCCTTTTCTCCAAATTGTTGGCCAAGGGTGTATGCCCTTTCTCCAAACTTTTTCTTAGGAGTCTTAGGAAGTTTCTTAGTAGTGATTTTCTTAGCCATTTTAGTGATTAAAGTTTTTAAGGATTAACGTTCCTTGGCTGGTTGTTGTCTCCGTCAAAAAAGTTGAACGCCTGAGTGGTCACCCATTCGGCAAGTTTGCCAACATTCAATGGGTCTGCGTCAACGGCACCTCCACGCTGTGCGACGTACTCACGGGCGTTACGTTTCGCATCCCTGCTCCACTGGCCACCGAGTCCGACCATTTCCGCCATGTCGGCAAAACCGCTATTGGCCCTGAAGGCGTCGTACCCTCCAGAGGCAAGAGTGTTTCCGAATGCTTCCAAGGCACCAAGTGCCCTGTTGTCGTGTGCCTTTCCACGTCGGCCTTTTACCGCTATCGGCTGTCCGTCTGGGCCGATGATTGCGTTTCCGAATTCATCCACCTCGTATTCTGTTTCGCCAAACTGTTGCCTTCCAGCCTCGGTAAAAAGAAGGAAAGGGTTGTAGTTCGTTCCAGAAAGTTCCTTGTAGGCGTCAGCGGCGGCGGTTCCGACGTTAAGTGCGGCGAATCCAGCGTTCACTGGCTGTGCCTTAAGTTTAGAAAGTACGCTTGGTGCCTTGTCTACCATTCCTCTGGCAATTGCCTGATTGGTGGTGATTCCCTGCCTTCCTGCCATTTTGGCAACATCGACGCCAAGCACTTTGCCTTCTGGGATAAATTTATCAACAAGCCTAGGGTTAACGGCCTTACTTCCAGCCTTTGTTAGAACTGGGTCTCTGAATCCGCTAAGATTTCCTTTACCAGTCAGAGTAGATTTAAGGCCGTAATCCCTGATGGATTGACCAGAACGCATCAACTCGTCCGTCAAAGATAGTGCCTGATAGCCACCAGCGAACCCCACGCCCCGTGCGTCACCCTTAATGGCGTTCCATTGGTCTTGGGCTTCCCCCATGGCAGTGCCATAGACAGCATCAACACCCCTGTCGGCTACGTCATACCTGAATGGCCTAAAGTTGTTAGGGTCGATGTCCGCCCTCTTTAGTTCATTAGGGTAGTTTTGCCTTGGATAGCCGTTCTGGTCGTCCGCCATGTACTGGTCCAGTCTCCTGTCCCATTGCCTCTGACTCATGGGCCTGTCGTTCGGACCCATGACTGGCCTGACGTTTTCTTGCCCAGATTCCATTAGCGTGCGTTTTTAGCGGCCTGACGAGCCTGCTCTGCTAGCCTCATCCGTTCCTTAGAGCGTTCTTCGGCTTCCCTTACGTTAGCATCATAAGTCGCTTGAGATTCTTCATTGCCAAGCCTGAACTGCGTTAATTGGCCGTTGGTCATTCTGTCGTAGGCACGATAGAGAGGGCTCGTCCTATCCATGAGTTGAGAGTTGATATCCAAATCATTCTGGGCGGCGGTCGCCATTCCACGCTGGTTGAAGTACTCAGCCTGACGTTGTGCAATCGGAACTCCGTCTGGTCCAAGTGCGGACTGATAGTCGATGTTAACTCCAGAACCTTGCCTGTACTGCCCCCTAGTATCGACAGCACCCCAGTTGTAGCCAGAAGAGTTAGGGTACATCTCAAGGTTCTTCTTCACTTGGTCTGGAGTGGTCATGTTCGAGCCAGTACTGCCACCGCCACCAGAGGAGGTGGGACTTGGGCCAGAACCAGAAGAACCACTCGGAGTAACGCCATCGGTGGTAGCAACAGTTCCACGCTTCATCGTAGCGTCTAGCGATGGATTAGTGGCCGTCAGGCCCTGATAAGCCTTGTACAGTCCGTAAAGGCCAAGGCCCCAAGGTCCGAACTTGGTCAGGAAGTTGTCGCCAGCGGGTGGCGTCTTCGTCATCCTGTTTCCTAGGGCAGTCTTAGCCGTCTTCTTAGCCGTCTTCTTAGCCGTCTTTGCTGGCTTGGTCGCAGGCGTAGGCGTGGGCGTAGGCTTAGGCTTTGCCGTTTTCTTCGGCTTGGCAGTCGGTGCTGGCTTTCCAGTCGGTGCTGGCTTTCCAGTCTTCTTTGGAGCCTTCTTTTTCTTCGGAACGGGAATTGGCCCTGCTGGCTTTGGTGCTGGAGTCACAGGGGGCCGTGTAGGAGCAGGCCCCGTACCGCCTGACGATGGCCGTGGGGTCGAGACAGGGCCTACTTGAGTCCTAGGTCCCTTCTTGGTTGGAATTGGAGGGAACCCAGTTGGTGCTGGAACGGGGGTTGGCCTTCCGCTTCCAGCGGCCCCACGTACTGGAGTGACGGGGGGAGTGATTACGAGTTTTTTTCCCATGGTTTAAGAGTCTAGTGAGATTGGTGCACGTGCGGATGGCTTAAGCCTAGTTCCGTCATCCTTCTTCTTGCCCTTTTCTTCTGGCTTTTGCGTAGGAGTGTCAGAAGAGCCCTCTTGTGGCTTCCTTAGTGCACCCCTGTTGCCAGCGGTTTCCGCCTCAAGGGACTGTCGGTCAACGTTCCTTTTGAGGACGCCCTCAAGGGTGTTGAAATCGGTTGGGGCAGAAAGCATTTTCCTGATGCGTTCGATGTTGGCCTGAACTTCTGGGATGCGACGAATCTGTTCTTCGTCGCCAGAGTCCGCCGCCGCATCGACAAGTGCTTCCTGTTCAGCGAGCAGTTCTCCAAGATAACCCAACTGTTGCTTACGGAGTTTTTGTTTTTCGTCGTAAGCCTGACGGCGTTCATCGTTTCGATTGGTCTGTGCCTCCCAAGACCTAGCACTGATTTCGGCATTGGTCCTAGCCATCGAGCCAGCGTTGTTCAGTCCTTGCTGGACGAACTCTTGGCTCATCTTTTGCATGTTCTCAAGCGGGGAATAGGTCTGGCCTAGTGCCTGACCAACGGAAGACCTGTTGCCTTCCTGACCGCCTCCTAGATATTGATAGTCCATAATTAAGTTTGTCTTGCGGCCCCGAGTTGTCCGTAGGCACCGACGATAATGGATGCGTAGTCTGGCTCAGACGTGCTCGTTGCCCTAAGTGCATCAAGTACGCCTTGGGCAGAGGAAATAGACTGCCTGATTTGCTGGTCACGGATTTCTCCAGCGTTTTTGGCTTCGACGGCCTGAGAGTGGGCTTCAGCGATAAGCGGAGACTCAAACGGACTAACAATCGGCGTAGAGGATGCCTCCTTGAAGGCGTTCTCAGCGATGCTTTGCAGTTGGGTGGCCGACAGGGAGTTAGCCAAATAAGTAGTATTCTGACCGCCACCAGAGGCCGCAGAAAGTCCAAGCACGTATTGCTGATTGGAGTCCTGATTGATTACCTTTCCTGCGACGTAGTTGTAAATCGAGTTGGCGTTAGTTACATTCCTAGCCGTAAGGCCAGCCGTAATCTGTGCATCAACTGATGCAAATTCATCGGCGTTTTGCTTGTAGGCGTCAAGAGCCTGAGCCATCTCGAACCTAGGGTTCCTGCCCCAGAAGGAATACTTTCCATCCGCAACTGCTGGAAGGTTCTGAATGGCGGCTGAAGCCTTCGACATGCTGTCAAATGCCAGTGGCACTCCAGCACCGCTAGAAACCCTTACGTATGGCGTACTGGAGTTCTTTACCCATACCAACCCAATAAGGCCATCGAAAACCTGATACTTAGCCTTGTCGGTGTAGTCTGGTCCGCTTACGTATGTGTCCTGAAAGGGTCCGCCGTTGACACTAAGCCAATTGGCTATCGTTTTGACGGCATACCCAGTGGCAGTTACGCCATAGGTATTCATGTCGTGGACCTTTACATACGTCTGATTGGCGTATGGCGGGTAAAGTTCTGGATTTGGGTCAGGCATCAGAATGAGGAGAAGATTGAGCGACCAACAGCGGAGGCTTCGACTCCGATGCTCATGATTTCAGGCCTGCCAGATTTTACGACTATTTCCAACTTGCCCAACATGGACTTTTTGTTGGCCAAAGCACGCCTAACCGCAGTGCCAAGGTTCCCGCTGAACTTATCTAGTAGCCACCTTCCATCTGGGTTGGTCGAGATGAAGTAAAATTCGACTGACGCATCACCCTTAGTGTCTAGGTATGCGTAGCAGTTTTCGTAACGCTTTTCTCCGTGCGTGGCGAAAAGGTAGTTTCTGCTCCTAATCTTTGCGACAATAGGAGTCCCATCGTCGGTACTAGACTCTTCGAGCAGATAAATTCGTCCGCTGGCCTTGTTGATGCCCCAGACACGTGGGATTCCGTCTTTTCTGGCGACTGCAAGTAAGTCGATGCTTTCTGGGTAAACGTGCAAGGACTCAAAAATGCCCTTGTTGTCGCTATTAAGCACCAATACGACGCTTTTGTTGTACGGCGAGCCAAGGTGCATGGCGTAGTAAGCCCTCGTTTTAAGTCCGACTGCCGAAACTTCAGCCAGTTTCTCTGGCGTGATGTTTTTGATGACGTCTAAAATCGTATCAGATGCTGGAGGAATTCCATCTCCGAACTTACCTTCGCTGAAAATCTTGATTCCGTCGTGGTCCAAGAATGAGATGTTTCCGCCCAAGTAAGCCCATGCGTCTGGTCCGACGACTCCATCGTTATCGGAGAGTTTGTTAATCTTATGGAAGACGGCTTGTTCTGGCTTTCTGTCGATGTTTGCCTGACGTCCGAGACCAGCCTGAACCTGATACACGCTCCTTTTGCCTAAAACAGTGAAAGAGTTGAGGTCTGGTATGATTGCCTGAATCGAATCATAGGTGCCCTGAACAAGATAAGCCGAATCTGGCTCGTATGGGGCAACTCCAGTGTAGAGGGAAAACTTCAATTTATCCCCTTTTGCCGTAACCAGCCGTTCGACGATGTTTGCCCCACTGATAAAGTCAGTGTCAGCAGTCTCCATCGTCAATGCGTCCTGATACCCCTGACCACGGGCTTTTTGCTTTGACGCCAGATTGACCGAAGTGAACGTTCCGCTTTGGCAATTGAAACGCTGGTTCGCTCCCCAGAGAAGGATGCTGTCTCCGTTGCTGGACTGTGCCGTGCAAGCGTAGGTTACTGGAGCAGACGCAGTACCAGCCAGCATGTAACCAAGCCTAGGCATGACCTTGCCAGCAATCAGTTCCATGTTCTCGGAGTACTCAAGCAGGCCAGAGTCCCCCGAGAAGGTGCAACTGTTCGGATAGGATGCGAACCCGTCGAACTTGATGTCTCCGTCCTGTTGGATTTCTTTAGCCATTGGTCATTACGTAGTTCGATAGTTGTACCCAACTGCCATTGACACGGACGTATGGGTATCCGTCCTGAGGGGCATCCTGAATGTATCCAGAAAGGTCTGGCGGAGGAGGGCATTCGCATGTTCCTCCACCCCCGCCTCCAGTTATTGGAGTCCACCCGCCACTGCTTCTTCCGTAAATCTGTCCGTCATATGGAGCCTCTTCGACTCCATAGCCTCCTCCGCTACCATCTTGGCCACGTGGAATTCCAAAATTAAGAATAGCGTTTTGTGAGGTTCCTGAGTTCGTTACGTAGGCATTGCTTCCAGCGGAAAGTGTTTCAGTCTGCCCAACGTCGATGGTGCCAAAGCCGTCTACTCCATTGGTTCCGTCGGCACCTCTAGGTATTCTGAACTCCAAGTTTAAATCTGGATACTGTCCAGTAATCTCAACGCTAGCAACGGACTCTGAGCCTACAGTCTCAGCCGATGCTGTAAATTCTGGCTCCTGTGCAGGCTCTCCAGATGGACCCTGAGGACCTTGCTCGCCCTGTGGTCCCGCTGGTCCGATGCCAACTGGCGGTCCAAGCCTTTTAACAGCCTGACCGCCACCAGTCATGGCCAGTCGAGAAGTCGAAGACCTGTCGGAGCCATGGTAGTTCCTGAAAGCCATTAGGATTCAGAGTAGTAGCCCCCAGAACCATTAGACTTGTGGTAAAGCGTGTAGCCATACGAAGTCTCCATGTCGTAAATCCACTCACTGGTGAAGACGTAGCCGTATGATTCGTATGAATACGAGTATTCCCAATAGGTTCCTCCTACTCCATCGTGGACCTCGGTGCCACTGTAGGTTCCGTTGAAGTAGTTGGAGCCATTAATCTCGACGAAGTTGCTTCCGCTTGTCGTATTTCCAGTCGGTGTCCCATTTGACGGCGGATTGTATGGCTCTTCGTAGTAAACCCCGCCCTGCCCGTCCCAGTAATAGTAGTTGTCCTCTGAGATTCTCGTACCGCTTTCGTAGTAACTTGAAGATGTTGCCGCACCGCTGTCGGTGGGCTCTCCGTTAAGAACATAAACCACATAGGTGTTTGTTCCAGCGGGATACTCTCCACTAAGTTGAGAAACGTAGAGAGAAAATGGCTCCGTCCTCGAACCAATGGTCGTGTTGTCGTCGTAATACTGGACGTTCGTGTAAGCGTCAGTGTATCCTCCAGAGCCGTTGTGGTAGTAAGACCTATCCCTGTGCCCAACTTGATAGGAACCTGACCAGTTTCCGTAACTCTTGTAGTAGGGTAGGCTGTATTGAGTGTAAAACGGAGAACTGCTTTGCTCGTAGTAAGAGTTGCTAGACTCGACTTGGTATCCGCCAGTGCCATCATGGCTGTAGTACGACGTTCCAGTTCCGTTGTAGAACGTCGCACCTTCAATCGTGATTGTCGTATCGTAGGTGGTATTTGACGCTGGCAACTGACCGCCAGTAAGGAATACTGGGTTGGTTGCACCACTCCAGTCGTAATACTCACCCCCGATGCCGTCAGCCTTGACTGGAACAGTCCACCTCTTGTTCGGTATGCTGTAAGGCTGAGAATCCACTGGGCTGGTGTAGTTCACGACGGAGCCACCATCCTCTGGTTGCCTTAGCACATTAGTCTCTGACCTGAGCAAGGTGCCAGCGGATGGTGCCCCATCCATGTCGGATGAGCCATTTAGGTTAGCCTCGTTATCGTGAGGGCCACCTAGACGCATGTCCCCCTTGAAAGGCATTACTGGGCGTAGTGATAGACGTATCCTTCGCCATCAACCCACACCTCGCCGTTGTAGCCGTTCAGTTCGAACGAGCCTCCGTCGTGCTTGTTGGCGTTCTTTTCATGCGTAAGCACGATAGGAGAGCCAGCACCATCGGGCTGGAGGTAAAAGTTAAGGATGGTGTCGTTGGACGTGTTGACGATGCCGAAGACACGCCTGTTCCTAACGCCATCAAGCACCTTAATTTTGGTGCCGACGCTATTGAAGACAGTCACATCTACGCTAGGAATGTTTTGGGGCTGATAGGCGTGGGACATGTTAGTAGTTTCTGAAGTTTATTTTGCGGGTTTGGCCCTGTTGACGCAACACTTGGTCAACCGCTTCGTCGAACGCTTGGGCGGCGTCCGATTCTGCGACACGGGCTTCTTCCATTTGGCCTTGCGAACGGAGATAGTCAGCGTGGCATCCGTGGATGAGGTAGGACCCGAAGAGTCGAGGGATTTGAACCAGTTGCCACACTCCGATAGGAGGGATTTGGCCCGATTGAGCAGTTTCTCCAGTGTATTCATAGAAATTTCCGATGCTAGGCGTACCTTCCTTCGGCACAAGACCAGTCTCAATGGTGTCGGCGGCACCAGTATCGTAGTAGCACTGGGCACCCTTAGTGTAGGTGGTGGACGATTTCCAGTGAGTGCCGAAGAGTTTTGGGGCATCGACACGATATTCTACCCAAACGACGGCATCGGCGTCGTTGACGAGGTAAACATCGCCATTGTACAGCGAGAAGTCTTTCTCGACTGCCGTCCATGCAAGAGGGTCTTTGTTCCAAACGGCCAGAACTTGGCCTGCAAAGCCCACTGGGAGCGTCACTTTACGCCTCCCCTCGGACAGCACGCTGTCGCATTTGACGTATCGCCTGTGGTCTGGCCAGTCTTGAGACTCCCAGATGGTCTGGAGCCTCCTAGAGGTGAAGTCCCTCACAGTGTTGAACCTGTCAGTGGTGGTCAGATTCCTGTCCAGACCGCACATCTGGAGTGCGGAGTACAGAATTTCACTGAAAGGAATGGTACGCATTAAGAAATTGGGACGCCGTAAGCGTCATAGAGGGGCTTGTTACCCTCGACCCTGACAGTTGTCTTGGTCGCTTTTGAGTTTACCCTGCACTCAGGGTTGTCACGCAGGAACTCCTTCCTGAAACCAGCATCCCTCCAGCAGTCGTAGCCGAGGCGTTTGCCCCAATAGTGGTACGATTCGACTGGAATACGCATGGTCATCTCGCCAAGTCCTTCGACGTGGCCGTGCTCTTTCTGGTTCAGTTTACCCAACAGTTTAGCGTTGGCCTTCGCCTGAACTTTACGAAGGGCCCACCCCGTCCGAAACTCCTCCAGCATTTGCGGGAGAAGGTCGGACGGGATGGCTTCGTGGATGGACTCTAGTCCGTCCATTCCTCTGGTTTAGGAGAGGAGACCGCCGTTCGCCGTGCTGGCACGATAGTCCATCATGCCGAACGTGAGAGGACTCTGGACGACGAGAGCCGCCATAGCCTCCATCATGCGACGTGGACCACCGCCGTTTTCGGTGAGTTCTCGAACCTGAGCGATGTTACCGCCGTAGCGGATTTCGAGCATGTTCCAAGGGATGATAAAGCCCTTGCACTTGGCGTTGTTGGCGTGGAGGTTGGCGTAGGTCTTGGCCTCGGCTTCGGTGGCGAAGCGAGCAGGGACAGCATTAGCGGTGCCAAAGGCGACACGCTCATACTTATCCGTGGTGGCGTTCTTGAGCCAGACGAGGTTCTTGCCAGAGCCGTTGAGGCCAGAGCCGTTGGAGGCGACGTCAGCCGTGGAGTACACGCCATCGACGATAGCGTAACGACCAGTGGCCGTGTAGGAGTTGCCAGTAGCACCAGCACCGCAGTCAACGATGGTGTAGGGGTTGACGCCAGCGTGCAGGAACTGCGACGGGATGAGGGCCAACTTACCGAAGTCACCCTCGAAGTAGTCAACCGACGCCTTGATGGTGTCAGAGTTGGCATCACGCTGGTTCTGGATGCGGGAGGTCAGGGCAGGCTCGGTCTTGGTGTAGACGAGGTTCGTGAACTGACGCTTGAGGGCGGTGCCGACGACGGCTTCGTGGTTCTTGAACTGGCCAGTCTGCTCGTAGACCGAGGTCATGAGGTCCTGAACAGTGTTCTCACCCAACTGGTCAACAGTCTCACCAGTGCCGACGATGGACGAGGCAGGGGTGCGGAAGTTTTCACCGACAGGGCGGATGGACTGGTTCTGGGAACCATACTTCTGCTGGGTGTTGTTCTGGGCACCGAGGAGGTCATTCTTAATCCAAGCGGTCAGACAGCGGGTGCGATATGGGGTCGAGCCGTCGTCGAGAGCGGGGAGAATGTCCGAGGTGAAGGTCAGTTCCATCGAACGCTTGAGGTCAATGGTGGCCTTGGACAACTGGCGGGAGAGTTCATCCTGAACGCCAGCGATGTTGAGGATGTCCTGCGTCAGGTTGGACACGTGAACGGCACGGCGGAACATGTGGATGTTGTTTTCCACTTCTTCACGATAGCCGAGGGTGTACTGCTTGAAGGCAGGGTTCTGGGACGGGTTGCTTGGGTCAACGTCAGCACCATCGAGAACGCCGAGTTCAATCGAGGGGTCTGGGTTGCGGTCAACCTGCCAGCGGAAGGTCGTATTGCCAGGCTTGGAACCACGCTTGGCCATCGAGGAGATGGGGGTGTCCTTGGCATCGACGTTGGCGATGAGGTCCGAGAGTTCTTCACGGATACCGATGCGACCCGAGGCGAAGCCGTTGCGGGTTGGGCCGTTTGGAAGCGGACGCTGATTCTGGAATTGAGATTCGAACAGTGAAGCCATGATAGTAGGTATTTAGGGGTTAGACGAACTTAGACCGAAACACGGCGGCGAGGTCGTCGATAGAGCCCGACTGTCTGAAGCGACTGTAACTTTCCTTGGCCTCACGTTCATCAATTTTCACTGATGCTTTAGGTGCCGAGGACATGAGGGATGGCTGGAATGGAGCACGCTGTTCCTGCTGTACGCCAGAACGTGCGTTCTTCTTCTGCTCTTGATACGTGGACATGCCCAAGGCGAGTTGTGCGGCGTAAATCTCGTAGTCTGGGAACTTCTTGATTTCTGGCACGGCGGCGATGAACCTCTTAGCCATGCTTGCCCTCTTGTCAGAGGGGTCATTAAGCCAAGGGAATTCCTTGCGAGCCTTATCCTTGAACTGTTTCTGGGCGACAATGAACTCAGCCTGCCTTGGCAGGTGTTCTTCTAGGGCTCGAAGTGCCACGACCTTAGCCTTGGCGATTTCCTCCTTAGAAACATTGTCGTTTTCCGTATTACCCTCGTAGAAACCATCTGGGTAGCGTTCGCAAAACAATCGAATCTGACGTTGACGCTCAAACTCGGCCTTAATTTTGTCCTCAGAGTCCAAGTTTCGATATGGATTAGGACTCTGCGGGTTGGCCTGTGAACGCCTGAGTGTTTCAACCTCTTCTTCTAACTGTCGTGCTTTCGCTTCTGCTTCACGTCGTAGGGCCGTAAGTTTGGCCAGCCTCTTCTTGACGCCTTTTGGCGTTTCGGCGGACTGGGCATACTCTTCGACTTCTTCTTCTTCCGTGTCTGCTTCAACCTCTTCCGCCACGGCCTCTTCAACTTCGGTTTCCTCCACTTCTTCAGTGGTTTCGGTCTCCTCGTATTCGGGGTCGATGTCGTCTTCGGCATCGGCACTTTCGACTTCATTGTTTACGGAGTTGTCGCTCTCCGCCCTAGTCTGTCCGTCAGACAGGACCCTCAGAAAGTAATCTGAAAGGCTTTGTTCGTTGAGCGAATCGGATTTTTCGCTCTGTTGGTTCATGGGGGGATTAGCCTCGGTCCCAAGTTCGAGGTCAGCGGTGGGCTGTTGTTCGTTTTCCATGTAGGAAGTCAGGGTTTTATGCTCCCAGAAGCGTTGAGTAGTGTTGGGCCTTGTATCGAGAAATCAAGTACAGTGCCAAAAAGTGATGGTTTGATACGCTTTTGACTTAAGTTCGGTGCTTCAGGGCTTCTTCCCTGAGTTTCTGGAACTCCAGCAACACGTCATTTATGGCGTCTAAGCGTCCAGCGGCGTGGATTCGTGCTTCCCCGACAGTATTTGCGGACATGACCTTGGACATTTCGACCTGCAAGGCCAAGTCGCACACAAAAAGTACCTGTTTGTACAGTTCCTGAGCCTCCATGTCCTTAAACATGAAGGCCCTCAGGGCGTCGATGCGGGCTTTTTCTTCGTTCATCAGAGCATTGGTTCCTCAAGGTTCATCTGCTGGCCCTGCTGTTGTGCGGCCAAGTCGCCAGAAGCCTGCTCTTGGGCAAGTTCTCCGAACTCCTTTTGGATTTCCTCAGACGCTGGAGACACGCCGACACGTCCAATCTGCTTGTTCTTCTCTTGGTCAACCGAGAACTGCAACTGCTTCATGTAGTTCTGGAAGAGAATCTGGAAGATTTGGTCTCCCTGTAGTGCCTTCTGTGCCTTCGGGTTCTTTTGAAGGATATCCTGAGCGAACTGAAGTTTCGAGGAGGCGGCTGGGTCGTTCTCCACGTAGGTAGCCTCGTTGCCAAGCATCATCATTCCGATGTCGCTCACGACATCCTTGTACAACTTCTGAGAAGCGGAGGCTTGGTCGATGACGAGTTCTCGGGCGGCGTCTGGGCTGATAGACTCGATGACGAGTTTGACGAGTTTGTTCCTGTCGATGACGCCACCGCTGTCCAGAGGAACAACAGTCTTGATGATGGCTTCCAGTTTCTTCTGGACGAACTCTGGGTCCGTATCCCTTACGTCGAACCTCACGTTGAAATCGTATTGGCTATGGATGTCCGACATTCCCTGCTTGAGGGGGGTGTTCGTAATCCTGACGATTTGCTCTTCTGGCATGTACTGGAGGCAGAGAGAGAACATCTGGGAGAACACACGGGTCCAGAACTGAAGCCAGTTATCGACCTGAAGTTGCTTGAGCATCTGAATCTTGTTCGGGTCGATGGCTTCTCCGACTGCGTAGCCATAGTAGTTGCCTAGATTCTGCTCAACTTGAGCAATGCACTGGAAGGCCATGCCTGCATCACCCCTAGGGGACTCAAGCCAAGTGTAGTCATCCTTATTCGAGACTGGGAGGACCTGTGCTGGTGCGATTCGGTTGAGGGCACCGATACGCTTGACGACCTTTACTGGGGGCAAGACGTCGAATGCGGTCCTATCCCTGATAGCGTCATGCTGTGCTTTCACCTCATCCTGTTCAGTCTTGTTGATTTCTGGGATGCCACGGGATTCGGCCACAGCCCTGCGATGCCTTTCACGCCTGTATTCGATGAATGGGTATTCGCCGTGTGCGTAGTTGAGCAGTTCCTGCTTTGCGTAAAGACCCTCGCCCACCCTAGGGGAGAACACAGTGTAGTAGATGGCTGGTACGTTATCCTCGTCCAACTGCCTGTAGTATGCCCAGACAATCTCACACAGATTATTACCCCTCTCGATGTTCGAGTTGAGCATGGTGGTGGTTGGAATCAGGTTCGGGTCATTGAAGTAGTAGTGGTTGCCTAGCGTGTTGGCCACCTTGTCAACCCACTCCTGATTCCATCCGTCAATCTGTGCGGTGGACCTAAGTTCAACCTCGGTCATGTACTGCCTGCGGAAGATGACACGGGCTTTTTGCAGGTCAGCCGTCTCGGGAGGGAAGCATACTTCGTCGAATGGCTTGAGTGCCTCGACGCACGGAAGGTTCTTGGACACATACTGCTCTGGCATGTCGCCCTGACCTTTCTCCCTCATGCCCCTGACGAACTTCTTGATGTCCTTGACCTTCATA